CCCGGCTTGGCGGCCGGGGTCCAGCCGTTCACGGACTCCAGACCCGCAAGTCGGGCGCCTGTAGCCGGGGCGGTAGTCATCGGGATCGGTTCCTTCCGGTGGTTCGGGCGGGGCGGTCTGGGGTCAGTGGCTGTGGTGGATGGTGGGCTGGAGGACGGTGTCGGGGGCGGTGTTGGCGGCGAGGGCCTCGAGGGCGTCGGCGATCCGGTCCAGGGCGGTCGCGGTGGCGAGGTGGGCGTGGACGTCGGCCTCGTGGAGCTGGCCGGCGCTGGGCCGGTTGAAGCCGTCGCGGGGGATGAGGGCGAGGGCGGCGTTGCGGGCGTGGTCGTTGCTCATGGGGTACGGGTGTCCTTCCGGTGGTCAGGCGGCGGGGGTCGTCTGCGGGTCGGTGGGGGCCGTGACGGGCTGGTCGGCCCATACGGCGGCGGCCCGGATCAGGTTGTTGCGCCATCCGCCGGTCCAGGTGTGGTCGATGTCGGATCCGAGGATTTGGAAGGCCCGCATGCGTGCCTCGTTGTCGGTGATGGTCGTCAGGTCGGTGGTGGTGGCCATGGCGGGCTCCTTCCGGTGGTGCGGGGCGGGTGGTTGCTGGTCGTGCTCGGCACCGGGCCACCGTGGCGGCTGACCCAGCACCGGGCGCGGTCAGAGCGGGTTGAGGGAGGGGCGATGGCTGATGGCTGCGCTGGTCTCTGCTGCGGGGGTGCGAAGGTCCGAGTCGAGGAGCAGGAACGCGGCCTGCTCACCCCACTGCTGGACGTCCTTCTGCTGCTGGTCGGGGAGTTCGGCGATCGCGGGCTGGTGCGGGGAGGCCAGGTTCTGGATGGCGAGGCCGATCGCGCCGACTCCGTCGGTGCCGTCGTGGATGCCGGCCAGACAGGCGATGACGGTCTGGATGCGGTCGGCGGTGTGAGGGGTGGTGACCAGGTCGCGGATGGCGCCGCAGAACGGGACCAGCTCGGGAACCTCGGCCAGTTCCTGCAGCAGGCCGTCCAGGTCGGGGCCGATAGTGGCGCCCATCACGCCTGGCCACCGTTCTTGAGGAACGCCTCGGCCTCGTCGCCGATGGACTCGATCTCGTCCTCGTCAATCGGAAGCGGGGCCGCGGCCGGCTCGCCGTCGAGGAGACGGCGTTCGGCAGGCACCACGAGCGCGATACCCATGGCGGCGTCGGCCAGGTTCTTCACGTCCTCCGCAGACAGCTTCACGTCGCCCGCGTACTGCCCGTTCGGCAGACGCAGAGTGAGGCGGAGGGCGAAGTCGCCGTCGTCGACGCTCATGTTGACGAGCTGGTGGTACAGCTCCAGCGCGGCGAGCTCTTCGCTGCTCGGCGGGACGTCGGGGATCTCGTCGGCCATCTACGCCACCGCCTTCAGGACGCGGTCGCTGCCGGTCCAGACGGCGCCCGTGTAGTGGGCGGTGCCGGCGTGGAGGTCGACAACCTCGATGGCGAACTGAGCGGCGTTGCGGCGGAGGATGCGGCGGGCCTCGGACGGGTCGGTGACGACCTGGAGGACCTCGAAGATGCCGGACGCGTTGTCGTAGACAGTGCCGGCCTGCCGCGGACCAATCTGGTCGGCGACCGGGCTGGGTGCGTCCTTGTGGACGAAGTCGCTGGGGTCGGCTGTGCGGGTTGCCATATGGCGGATACGATCCATAGCGGATCGGCCTCCCTGATATGTGCAGGTGGGCGGGTTCTTGTCCGTGGCGGTGTAGGAGCCGCTTCGGGACACGCGGCCCCGGTCCGGCAATTGCTGGCCGGGGTCGTTTCGTTGTGCTGATACGAGAGTCCCGCACCCCGTGGACTTTGTCAACAAGGTGCGGCATGATGAAGGAGAAGCGTTGACCAACGAGGAAGAGGAGGAGCCCCGCTTGCTGACCATTCCGGAGATCGCGGCGGACCGCGGTGTCAGTCGCCAACTGGTCCACCGGATCGCACAGTCAGATCCGGAGTTCCCTCCCCCCGTGATCACGCCAGGAAGCACGCGGGCGAAGTACCCGGCCGACAAGGTCGCCGAGTTCTTCGAGAACCGGGTGATCCGTCCGGGCCGGCGTACAGACCTGGAAGTCAGGCAGAGACGGGAGGACCCGAGATCGGACGACAAGGACTGACGAGTCGTCTGCATGGCCCCTCCGGTTTCGTCGATCAGTGCTGACCCCATGCCAGCACCAGCCGCACTCCCTGGGGTTGAGGCCACTGTTGGCAATCAGGCCCACGACGATTTGCCAACAGACAAAGACCACGAACAGGGCACCAAGCCCTCCCGGCGAGATGAGAGAGGAGGAAGACTCGGCGCATGACGACCTTCCCGGAACTGCTCCGCGAGTGGCGCCTGGCTGCCCACATGTCCCTTGCGGACCTGGCCCAGCGCGTCCGCTACGACCGCACGTCGCTGCACAACTTCGAGACCGGCCGTCGGCCGACCCCGCGGTGTGTGGCGGAGGCCGCGGACGAGGCGACCGGAGCGAACGGCGCGCTGGTGGAGGCGTGGAACCGGGAGGACTTGCAGCGGCGGGAGGCTGCGGCGACGCACCGGGTGAGGGCTGCGGCCCTGGCCATGACGCGGGATCTGACCGCACTGGCGGACCTGGACATCGCGGAGCTGCAGGACGGTGTGGCCGTTACGGCGGTCGACTATCTGGCGTCTCCCCCGGGTCCGATGATGGACCGGGCGCACGTGCTGCGCGGTGAGGCGTTCGAGCGGATCCGGTCTGGGCATCACCGCCCGGCTGACCGGTCCGATCTGTACGTGGCCGCGGGCAGGTTGTCCGGGGTGCTGTCGTACGCGCTGCTGGATATGGGCGACGCGGAGGAGGCGCTCGAGCACGCCACCGCGGCGGGCCGGTGCGCCGAGTTTGCCGGGGACGCCGAGCTGGCGGCCTGGGTGGCCGGGACGAAGTCGCTGATCGCTCGCTTCCAGGGCGACTACGGGCGCGCCCTGGAGTATGTGCGGGACGGCTACCAGTGGGTCGGTGCCGGGCACGGCACCGGTGAGGCGCGTCTGCGCTGTGGTGAGGCCCAGTGCCTCGCGAACCTCGGTGACAGCCGGGCCGCGAACCAGGCCCTGGACGGCGCCGAAGCAGCGCGCGAGCGGATCCGCAGGCCGGACACCCTGGAGGGACTGTTCGGGTTCTCGAGGGCGAAGCAGTCTTACTACGCCGGAAGCAGTCTGATCTGGCTGCAGGGCGGGCATGACGCGGAGCGTGCGGCGCGGGAAGCCCTCGAGGCGATCGCGCTGTGGCAGTCCGGTCCGGTGGAGGAACGGTCGCTGGATGACGAGCGGCTCGCCCACATCTACCTCGCCACCGCGCGGGTGCAGCTCGATGACGTGGAGGGCGCGGCCGATGCCCTGATCCCGGTCCTGTCGTTGCCAGTGGAAGACCAGATTTCGTGGATCGTGAAGCGCATGGACCGGATCGCGGGAATGCTCGGTGCTCCCCGGTACGCCGGTAACCAGACCGCTTCCGAGACGGTCGAACAGATCAACGCCCTCGCGGCGTGAGAGGAGAGGACAAGGTGCGATCACCGCCCTGAACAGCAGAAACGGCCGCTCGGTGGCTAGACCGACGACCGTTCCCGCGCCGGCGTACTGCGAATACGACACGGCGATGACAGCCCAATCCTCTGCAAGGAAGGCAGCCGAGATGACTCTACTTGTTGGCGATCCTCCCGCGCTGCCCCCGTTCGCTCCGGGGAGGAGCGCGTTGAAGCAGCCTGATCCGAGAACGGTGGACGCCATCCCGCCCGTCGTGACGTTCGCAACCGGAGCCGACCTCTTGGTCCGCCTCGGCCTCGCGAAGAACATGACCCGCGAGGGCGTACGCCGCGTCTCCAAGCACCCCGAGTGGCCGTTCGGACCGGACCGCCCGTACCCGTACTGGGATCTGGCGAACGCCGACGTCATGGAGACCGAGCCGTTCCTGAAGTTCTTCCGGGACCACCCCGTCGTGGGGCGCGGCCCGGACAAGGAGCCACGCCGCAGCAAGGCCACTGGCCAGCAATAAAGGTCGCGTACTCCGATCAGCTCAGATCGCAGCCTGAGCCCGGAAACGCCGAACGGCCGGCTAGAGGTCGCAGCGCCTCATACCGGCCGTCCAAAGCACAACCAGCGGATTGGCGTCCGCTGGCCAAATGAAGCACCACATGTCGGAACGAGGCTTCATGCCCAGAGTAGCGGCTACCGGCGTATCGCCAAGTAGTCACCCCCAGCAGATGCGCCAAGAAAGCCCCACGGTGTCGGAGGTGACACGGTGAGGAAGCGCGTCTCTCGCCCCTACCGTTTCGCGGCCGTCGAGAACGCCGCAATCGACGCTCTCCCGTCCATCCTGAGCATCGGCCTGCTGACCCGCCTCATCCGCGCCCAGGACGGCGACGACGTCACCGTCGAGTCTCTGTCCACCGACTACGACGAGGGCGAGAAGGCCCTCACGAAGGCTATGCGGGCGCTCGTCGAAGACGCCTACGTCGTCAAGTTCAAGATCCAGCGCGCCACCACGGAGAAGATCCTCGAGGACGGCCAGGAGATCGTCAAGCGCGGGGGGTCCTGGTACACGACGTTCAGCGTGGACTCTGTCCCGTTCAGCGCCGAGGACGTCGCCGAGATGCTGAAGGCGATCTACGCGGAGGGCAACGTGAAGAGCCACCGGGTGGAACCTACCCGCCTGGACCCTCGAGGCAGGCCCCCGCTTCCTGCTCCGCGACCGACACCGCCTTTGGGGGGTGTCGGTGCGACCTGCGGAAACGAGGTAAACCCGCAGGTGCGACCGACACCCCCTTCACCGGGGGTCGGTCAGGGGGGTGCTCATATAAGGAAGAAGACTTCTTTGCCGGGAGACGAGGAAGAGAAAGACGATGCGCCTTCAGCGCGGAGCGCTGTGGACGTCCGTAGGACTTCTTCTACCGGTAGTAGCGCGTGTGAGGCTGAAGGCGGCTTCGCCGCGTCCAGCAAAGATCACCCATCCTCGGAGCCGCAGGACAGTCAGGCGCAGGCCAAGACAAGCAGCAGCAAGGCCAGGCACACCAGGCAGCAGTTGGACGTCGTACGGGCCGTACGCGCCCTCTTCCCGACCGATCTGCTCGCCGCTCCCCTGCCCGACGTACCCGTCCTGTCGCAGGCGATCCTGGACGCACTCGCAGGAGACGTCCCGGCCGCGGACCGGACGGTGGAGCAGCTCGGCAAGCGCATCGAGCAGCGGTGGAACCACCACGGCTGGGCGAGCAAGTTCTACGCCGGGCAGGTCGACAGTCTGGTCGGTGCCGCGGTGGCGATGGTGCGGCCGCTGAAGCCCACGGACCGGGACGGGTGCGGGAACCCGCGCTGCGAGGCCGGGAAGGACGTCGACACGGGCGTGGACTGCCACGTGTGCCCCGAGCGGATCGCCGCCCGGAAGCGGGCCCGTAAGGCCGACGCTGCACCGGAAGCGCCCGGTCCGTTGCCGACGCCTCGAACTCCCGTGCAGGTCGTGACGTTCCGGGAGTGCGCCTGCCGCAACCCGATCCCGAAGAACAGCGACGACACCCTGTGCCGGGAATGCCGGCGGGAGGCTGACCAGGGCGCCCTCGTGGGTGTTCAGGGACCTGCACCGTTCTGATAAGGACCAGCAGTGCGGGGCGCACGCAGGTGCGCCCCGCTGAACACCATCTTCTAGGGGGGATCAGTCATGGCTGTAACGAAGAGGCTGCGATACGAGATTCTGCGGCGGGACAACCACACCTGCCGCTACTGCGGGGCATCGGCACCCGACGTGAAGCTGACCGTCGATCACGTGATCCCCCAGGCTTTGGGCGGCAGCGATGAGCCGTCCAACCTGGTGACGGCATGCGATCCCTGCAACAGCGGGAAAACCTCAATCCCCGCCGACGCGCCCATCGTCGCCAACGTGGCGGACGACGCTCTCCGCTGGGCGGCCGCCATAGACAGGGCAGCCGAGCTTGCCCACGAGAAGTACCAGGTTCGTCTGGACTACCGGAACACCTTCCGCCAGGCGTGGGACGACTGGAAGACCGGTCCCGAGAAAGAGCAGAAGTCTGTCCCGCTAGACGCCAACTGGGAGACCAGCCTGGACAACTTCTATGAGGCCGGCCTGCCCGACTGGGAATTGACGGAGGCCGTGCGGGCCGCGATGACCAACCAGAAGGTCGTCCCAGACAACACCTTCCGGTACTTCGCTGGGATCTGCTGGACGAAGATCCGACAGATGCAGGACCAAGCCCGCCAGATCATCGACTCCAGCCCGGTCCCGCCCGGCCGTGCGGTGATCAACAAGGTCGTCGACGAGACTGCCCAGCTTTGGCTCGCCGCCTACCAGGCCAGATGCAAGGACAAGGACATCGACTGCTCCAACGTGACCAGCGACGGTGCTGCGCAGGTCGTAGCGGCTCTCCTCGAACAGGGCTACTCCGCCGATCGGGTTTCGAAAGCCGCCGAACAGGCAGGCGAGCGGCTCACAACCAACCTGGCGGAGCACCTCCACGGCAGTCAGGGGGACTTCACCATGGACGCCATGACTGCCTGGGTAGCGGCGTGGAATGACGCCGATACGGAAGGCCCGCGGTGGCGTTCGTGGGTCCCCCCTGTGAAGGCGTGGGCCGACTTCAAGATTGAACTTCAGGGGGCCATTTCTGCTGGCTTGCTGGACGAAGACATTCTGACGGCCTGCAATGCAGCTGGGGGGAGGCACGAGGCCCTACTGCTTGGCCTTCCCGACTGGGACGGACGCTGGGAGAGGCTTGGAGTGGCCTGACCAACCGTCCACGGCGCCCCAGGCTTCGGGTCTGGGACGTCGGTCAGGCTTCGGTCCAGGGCGGGTCCGGCGTGATGTTGATGGAGCCACAGTGCCAGCAGGCCCATTCATCATCGACGCGATACAGCTCCCGCCAAAATCCGGCCGGCCTTCCCCATACGGTGCAGTCCGCCTCGCACCACCAGCACACGAACAGGAAGTACACCCGGCCCCCTTTGTGCGTGGCCCACGCCACACCCGCTCTTGTATTGCGTACGTAATAGAAGATGGGCTAGAGTCTTACCCGTACCCAGAACCAGCCGAACGGCCCGCCCCCACGATAGGAGACCTTCCCAAAACCCCCAACCCCCCACAACCCCACCAGCAGGGCCCACCCGTCACCCCCCGGGTGGGCCCTCCCGCTTTCCGGGGGAGCGTTGTCAGTCCCGTACAGCACCATAAATCCCGAGAACGCCCAACACCGGCTTGGAGGCCAGCATTGGACGCAGCAGACTTCTCCGCCCTCACCGACGACCAGTACTCCGACATCCTGTCCGGCCAGGTCCACCCGAAGTTCCGCGACCCGGCCGTGTGGAGCGCGCTCACCAGCCCCGGGAACTTCGAACGCACTCGCACCGTGCTGGTGAACATCCACCAGCGGACCGAGAACACGCTGCGGCGGAAGAAGTCCGAGCGGGATGCGTTCGAGCAGGAGTGCCGGGCCCGCGGCGCGGCAGGCAAAGCCGCATGGTTTGAGAGCCGGCCCGCGTACGAGGATTCCCGGCGCAAGACCGCCGCGTTCCATCAGAAGGTGCTGGCCGCGATCTCTGAACTGGGCAAGCTGAGCAAGGACCGCAACCGGGCGGACAACCACAAGAACATCAACGAGGCCCGGGAGACGCTGCGGAAAATGGCGGTGCAGGTGCAGCGGCACCAGGCGATGCACGCCAAGTCGGGGACGATCGCCGGTCAGGAGGACTACGAGTTGTGGCAGCTCCTGGACCGTCTCACCGTGCCGTACGGCCCGAACCGGGAGCCCACCAGCTTGCGGACGATGCTCGACTTCTACTGGACCGACGTGGAACCGACGACGCCGTCCAGTGAGGAGCGGGCGGCCGCGGAGCGCACGATGCGGCAGGCGCCGGCCGGGCGCTCCGCCCAGTACGCGGGCGTTCCGCGGGCTCGGCACGTCGGCAGCGACAAGCCCCTCACCTAGCCAGTCCCGGCCCGGCCATCGTCCTGTGCGGTGTCCGGGCCGCTGTACGCCCCGTGGGGCGTCTCGAGTCGGCTCCCGCCACCCGATCCCCCGCCGTCCCGGCCGGTTCGCGCTCTACCCCCGCCCAGTCCGCTCGTTGACCCTCGAACCATGGGCGCTGGGGAGCAGCTCAACACGTGCGAGGGATGCGGGAAGCCGGACGGGCATGCCCGCCGGGTCCGAGACCTCGGCCTGCCGAACCCGCTCGCACTGTGCGGGGACTGCCTCGAGCACGCCCTGCGGTCGTGGACGGGTGCCGATCCGGTGCCGTTGACGACGTCCGAGGTGGAGCGGGCAGCCGCGGCGGGGATGGACCCGCGGATGCTGCGCCGGCGCCTCGACACCGCCCGCAAGGGCGATACCGCCTGAACCGGGCCAGGTGTCCGGTTCGCGTCCTACCGGCTGACGTTCGGCGCGCGCATTCTGACCGCGGGGAAGCAGCAGGCGGAGGGGCGGGGATGGCGAAGCGACGGCGGCCGCAACCACGAGACAACCGGGGCCGGTTCACGAAGACGGGCTTCCCGGCGTGGCTGGCCGTTCTGGTGGCTGTGGTCCTGGTGGCCTACGTCGTCGGGAAGTAGCCGGGGATCTCGGAGTTCGCCCGCGTTGTCGGTGGCCGCTGCCAGACTGGCCGCCATGAACGAAATCCCCCTGGATCCTGCCGCGGCCGCCACGGTGCACTACGTTGATCGACGCGTTCGCCAACTCGCCGAAGCACGGTGGCGCCTCAAAACCGGCGGCACACGCGACGCATGGCTGGCCCTCGGCAAGGACAACCCCGAGGCGCTGATCAGAGAGGCGCGCGACTGGATGCGGGCCGCCGTAGGCGCCGGCCTGCTCCCACCACCCGAGCCGAACCCGACCTTCGCCCTGTACGACCAGATGAAGGCCGACCAGGCCGCCGGACGGGAGCAGCGCTGATGGACCTGAACCGCACCCCTGCCGAGATCGCGAGCGCAGCCGCGGAGGAGGTCCGCGCCCTCAACCACAGGACCCTGGACCCGAAGGCGTTCACGCAGCCCGGGGACGTGTCCGACGTTGCCGACGCGGTCGCCACCCTCGTGCAACGCCTCCCGCAGACGCTGAAACAGTTGGAAGCCGGCCTACGCGCCCTGGACGACCGTGACGCGATCCGCCTGGACGACATCCGGGAGGGGTACGCGTCCCAGAAGGACATCAGCGACCGGGTGTCCGCCGTCCTCAGCGCACTCCGGGACGCCAGCGAGGACCTGTCACAGGCGCACGCCACGCTGCAGCGTGCGACCAGCCCCCTGTCCCACATGGGCGGCCAGTGGGAAGACGAGGACGACGAAGCCTGATCCGGCTCCAAGGAAACGCTGGTTGACCGCCCTCAGGCTCTACGGTCTGGGGGCGTCGTCATGCCGCGGTGTCGTCGTCCGCAGTCGGGAGGTCGTTGTGGCCCTCCGACCAGTGGTTCACCCACCCACACAGGCAAGAGTAGCGCCCGTTGATTCCGGAGATCTGCGTGCCGCAGCCGCGGCAGTCCGTCGTGGTGATCTCCTGCCCGCTCAGGAACTCCGCGGCCGGCGTGCCGGGTGGGGTGACTGTCATGGGCGGCACCCTACCTTCGGGCCGGGCGCGGTACCGGAGATGGGGCCGCACAGAGGGCACAGCCACGATCCGTCAGGGCCTTGCTGTCCGGCGCCTCCGCACTTTGTGCACTGCACGGCCACCAGTCCTCTCGCGGTCGGGGTGGGTCACCCCTTCAGAGTGCTCTGGTTGGCAGGCGGGCGGTAGATGGCGGGCCCTGGCGGGTCGGGGCCCCTTCCCCATCTCTTGTATTGCGTACGTAATAGAAGATGGGTAGGGTGGACCCCACACCAACACCCAGGGGGACACCCGCCATGACCGCCGGACAGGCCTACGCCACCCACCTGCGCACCCTCTTCGCCCTCATCCCCGAAACGACCCGCTTCTCCGGCGGCCGAGACCAGCACCGCCACATCACCCACACCATCCGCGACGTCCGAAACAACCTCGGCCGCGGAAACGACTCCGCGACCGATGAACTCACCGCCACCGGCATGATCGCCGCCCTGGCCTGGACCATGTACATCAACAACGAGAAGGCCCACGCCACGGTCATCGACCACGTCAACAACCTCACCCCGTGGGACTTCTGCGCCTTCCTCGGCGACCTCGTCGACGCCAACCCGCGCACCGCCGCAGCCCAGGCCGACCACTTCGCCGCCATGGGCGAGCGCCTCGAGGCCGCCGGCCCCACCGTCTGGCTGATCACGTCCGGCGAGGACTACGGCTCCAACAACACCGAGGACGTCTTCCTCGACGAGACGGCCGCCCGCAAGGCCTTCGCCACCCGGGCCCTCGGCTTCACCGTCAAGGAGATCCAGGAGGAGACCCTCGGCGACGTCCGCGTTCTCCGGTACCGCAACGGATCCGACTGGATCGCCCTCGAGGCCCACACCGCCACCGCCTGACCCCCACCGCCCCGGCCACTCAGGCCGGGGCAATGCCGTGCCCGATCCGCGCCAGGCTGGACCTGGACCCGCCTCCCCGCCCCTGGAGCCGTCTCATGACCGACCAGAAGCCCGCGATGACGATGCGGGAGATCCGCGAAGCCCTCGGCCACAAGACGCCGCCGCCCAGTGTTCCCGAGCCGACCGTCCTGCCGACCGCCTACGTCGTGTCCTGCCTGCCCCTCGGCCACGACGAGCGGTGGGAGTTCACGATCAACGTTCGGCACCAGCAAGGCGGCCTGTACGCCGTGCAGCACGGGCTCAGCTACTGGGGCACCGACGGGCGTTGGTCCCTCCAGCCCGGCGAGATCAGCGAGGACGACGAGCCCGACGATCCGGCCACCGTCGAGTGGGAGGCGGCGCACCGCTTCGACAACGAGACGGCGCTGCGGCTGGCCCGCGAGTTGGCGCCGCGGCTCACGTACCACGGCCGGACTGTCGCCGACGCGCTGGCCGCCCCCACCCCGTGACAACGCAGCACCGGTCGCCGCCTGTCGGTAGCAGGCGGCGGCCGGCCCCCCCAATCCTCTCGCACGATCAAGGAGCAGCAGCATGACCGAGACCACCCCGCCCGCCGACCGGGCCGCGATCCTCAATGAGGCTGCCGACGTGCTGGCCGCCCTCCGCGAGAAGACGGACGTGAACGTCGCCGAGTACGCCCGGTACGACTTCCGGCAGCGGATCGCTCTGAGCGACGGCATCTCCCGGCTGCGCCGCATGGCCGTCGAGGCGCAGCAGCCCGCGTCGACCGCACCGCTCGCCGCCAACCTCCCACTCGTCAAGGGCCGTTGCCCCGCCTGCTACGGGGCCAGCCTGTTCCTCGGTGATGGCGGCTACGTGACGTGCAGCCGCATCGACTGCCCCGAGCCTGACGCTGCGAGCACCGCACTGGAGCAGCCCGCCGTCGAGGCGCAGCAGCCCGAGACGCAGGGCGGGTGCAGCCAGTGCGGGCATCGCGCCTGCATGGGGCGAGGGCGCCGCTGTGGCGTGGTCATGACGTCGGAGGCAGGCATCGTGCGGCCCCCGTGCCAGTGCCTCGGCGCCGCCGTGTCCCAGCCCGGCAAGGAGGCCTGACCGTGGCCACCGTCGACCGGAAGAAGCTGCTACGCCAACTCGAAGGCCGCATACGACGGGGAATCGCCCTCACCGACACACGCTGGCAGCTCAGGGACACCGGCATGACAGCAGACGAAGTGTGGGCGTTCGAACTGCCGATCCGACGTCGCATCCGCGAGGAACGAGCAGGAAGGAAGTCCGCGTGACCACCAACCCACAGCAGCTGGAAGCATCCGCACGCCGCGCCCTCGACGTCCCAGCCCGGCAAGGAGACCTGATGCCGCAGCGAGTCCAGCGCAAGCGCACCCCCGGATGGACGCTGGCCGACTCCACCACGAACCCCCTCGGGGCGGTCATCGTCAGTCGGCCCAGCCGATTCGGGAACCCCTTCACCATCGCTGCTGCCATCGAAGCCGAGTGGAGCAACCCCCGCAGCGCCGTCACCGAGATGTACCGCGAGTGGCTACGCGTCGGCACCGAAGGCGGCTGGTACGAGGAGACCTACCGCATCGGCAAGCAGACCTTCGACCGGCGCCGCATCCTCGCCGACCTCCACCTGCTCCGCGGCAAAGACCTCGCCTGCACCTGCCCCCTCCCCGAGCCCGGACAGCCCGACCTGTGCCATGCCGCCGTCCTACTGCGGTTGGCGGCCCAGGCGAACGGATGAGCGACGTCAAGCGGTGCCGTGAATGCCACCGTCCTCTGCCCCGCAACAGCGGCGACATCGGCCCGGTCTGCGCCCGCCGCCTGACCGGGCCCACATCGCGCCGATCCCGCCGGCCCGCACCCGTACCGGCCGCCCCGGACTCTCTCCCAGGCCAGGACCAGATTGCCCTCTTCTACTTCCAAGCGACCCTAGAAGGAATCTGATGCCCGAGCGCAGCATCGCGGAGCAGCTCCGTGCAGCCGCTGACAAGGTGGCGCCCGCCTCCACCATCACGCCCGACCTCACCACCGAGTACCCGGACCTCGAGGCCGCCCACGCTCACCTCCTGCGCAGCGTCGCCTACGAGATGGACCTTGCCGAGGGAACCGAGTACCGGGCCAAGGGAGACGAGACGGACCCCATCACCTGGCAGCAGGCCCTCAAGTCCGCCCAGCAGATCAACGGATCAGCGTGATAGCCGACCTGCTGTCCGCCCTGGCCATCGTCGTCCTGGTCGTCGCGTGGACGTTCCTTGCCACCGTCCGCTGGGCGCGTTTCGACCGCACCCCACCCGAGAGGACCCGACCGTGACCGGCCCGGACGATCCCGCCTGGCGGTGGGAGTTCCGCTGCGAGGACTTCGTGTACGCCCGCCTCGCCGAAGACCAGACCACAGCCGAACAGATGCCACCCGGCTCCGCCCGCGATGCGGAACTGAACCGCGTCGACTCCCTCTACCTCATCGCCAACCAGCACAACATCTGGATCGACGCCCGCGGCCGCTCCTCAGCAACCTGCGTCACCTGCACCGGAGCCGCTGGCGTCCCCTGCACCACCATGCGCGGCCTCGCCCGCATCTGGCGCACCCACCCGGACTACGTGCCCGGCTGGAACGAGAACATCGACGACCCCCGCTGCCGCAGCAACATCTACAAGGACTACACGAAGCGCACCACGATCTACCAGGAACGGAAAGCCGAGCTGGACGCCTTCTACGGCCGTTTCGACCTCGAAGAAGCCGACGGCGGCGAACGGTGGCGCTGCAAGACGTGCGGAGCGCACGGCGAGACGTGGAAGCCCTTCCCCGGCGCCTACGACTACCCCCACGCCATCGGTACAGCCGCCCACCGACACCCCACATGCGCAGAGCAGAAGGGACCGAAGTGACCGACGAGCCGACTCTGGCCACGTTGACCAACCAACTGGCCGAGATGAAATCCGAACTTGCCATGCTTCGCATCTCCAGCAGCCTGCGAACCTGCCTGGTCCCGGCCTGCCTGCGCCAGTACGACAGCACTACCCACATGCTCGGCCGGCCCCCGGTACGTCCTGAGTGGTCCGGGCAGGGCTGGCACAAGGTCACCCGCGGTGTCGCCAACGGCGACCTCTGCCCCGACCACGTCGACATCGTCACCGCGCACCTGCCCCGCACCATCGACCTGCCCAACGGCCGGTGGACCGTGCACTGCGCGTGCGGCTGGGAGACGACCCCGCAGGCCTGGGGCGGTCTTCTGCGCCCGCTGTGGGAGCAGCACCTCCTCACCGCCATGGGCACGCTGCCAGAGCCTCCAGCGCACGATGAGACGCTCGAGCGGCTGCCGCTGGCCCACCACACCGAGGCCACGCTCACCGAGTTGTACGACGCCCTCGACGACACCGAGTACGACCGCCGGGAGACCCGCGAAGCGGCGCAGGCCATGTTCCGCGCCTGGGACTGGCACCGGAACACCCTCGGCGGCGTATCCCGCGCCGTAGTGGCCGTGTGCAACATGATGCGGACGTCGGCCAACTTCCTGGACCGCTGCGACTGGACGGCAGACCGGATCGACGCCTACCTGTGGGCCGTCCTCATCGGCTGGCACGACGACACCCTCCAGGAGGTCGCGGCCAAGCACCGGTGGAACGAGCACCGCGTGAAGTACGTACGCGAGATGCGCGCCCTCCTCGCCCCCATCACCGACCCGCAGCAGCCGAAGGAGGACTGACGTGGGAGCAGCACTGCACCTTGCGCACGTGCACCAGCCGAGCCCGCCGAAGCGCCGGCCCAAGCGGAAGGGAGGCGGCGACGGAGGGAAGTTCTCCGAGTACGCGCAACGCATCTACCAGGACGACCGGGCGACCAGTGAGACCCGCAGCCTCCTTCTGGCCATCGCCTACGTCATCACGATGCAGCGCACCGACGACCCGAAGGAGCAGTGGCGCAACCTCCGCAAGGCGCTGGGCCGCAGCGAGAAGCACCGGTACACGGACTTCCTGCGCGATCTGGTCGAGCACGACCGGCCCCGCTACATACCGCCGGAGGATCGGCCCGGCGGCTACGACCCGTCCAAGCGGCTCTGTGTCGGCCCGCGTCTCCGCCCGTTCAAGGAGCGCCCCTACAAGGCGGAGCAGATGTCCCTGCCCGCCCGCGTCGAGCAGACCAAGCGGGACGCTGAGGACTTCCGCAACACCGACAACGTGTGCGGCGCCCCCGGCAAGGACCGCGTCCTCGAGAAGCTGCCCGCCACCGGATGGTACCGGTGGCACTGGTTCTGCCAACGGCACCGCGACCACGCCCAGCGGGTGAAGGAGCAGGTGAAGGCACAGAACGCGGCCGCGCCCGACCCCATTCCGAACGCGGGCGGGCTGATGCCTTGCTACTTCGAAGCGGACTGGGTGCGCCTGTACCGGCACTACACGTGGGACACCTGGGAGCCGCCCGTGTACGGCGTCCGCGCCGACGACTGGCCCATCCCCGGCAAGCAGCCCGTTCCGCAGCGCGCCCGGCTCAGCCTGGTCATTGGCGGAGGGCTGGAGGATCCGGATGAGTGACGAGGAGCGCCTGGCCAGACTGACGGAAGAGCTCTGCCACGCCTACCACTACGGCGTCGGCCTGGACGAACTCGACGAGGAAGACCCCGACCAGGCCCGCGCACACCGGCGGGCCGCACGGCGCTTCCTCCGCTGGCTCGAGAACGCTCCCGAGGAGGAGTTGAGCCAGGAGAGGCGGGCAGCCTTCCGGCGGGGCTACGACCGCGGCGCCGAGAACGCGAAGAAGTCGGCCGCCGAACAGATCCAGCACCTCGAGGCGGAAGTCGCCGAGCTCCGCCAGGACCGGGACCCGGACGGGCTGCGGGCCCGTATCGCCGACCTGCAGTACGTGAACCGCGGGTACTCCCGCATCGTCATGGGCGGTTCGGACCTGCGTGCGGACCTGGTGGACTCCCTGCGTCGGCTCGAGGCCGTGCAGCGGGAGCTGGCCGTGCTGAAGGGCGTGCAGCCGTCCAACGCCACCGGTGAGCGGCCGTCCTGACCGTTCAGACCGCCGTGTCCGCGGCAGGCGCGCTGTCGTTGACGAGATGGTCCGGCGACAGGGCCCACTGATAGATCAGCTCGTTCAGCGTCGACACCCCCCACAATCCCTTCAGCGCGGCGATCCGCTCCTCCAGCTTCCGCTTCGACACCCCGATCCGGCGGGCGATCGCCGGCTGCGAAACTCCAGCCGACAGGTAGCGGAGGATTTCCCGGTCCCGTTTCGACGTGCGTACCCCGGTGGCACCGGACACGGTGTCCACGGCGGCGCTGCCACGCGCACGGAGTTCCCCGGTCCAGGGCTGCGCGTACATCCACGTGGTGTCATACAGCCTTGCGAGAATCGCTATTACGGCGCGGTCGGTGACATGCCAGGCGCCGTGCTCGGGGCCACCGGTGATGTGGTCGGATATGAAAGCCTGTTCCCGATCCACAATGATCATTCGTTCGAAGGCGCCAGGCAGCGTCCGGTACTGCGCAGTCGACACCGTCGCATGTGTCGCCATGGTCCGCGCATACTCGGCCGTCACCGGATGATCCCGCACCGTGTCCCGGTATATCGTCCGCATGCTCACACCCCGCTCCAGCGCGGAAGCGTCCCGGTCGACCGCCATCGCTAAAACCGTCTTGTCGCGGGGGCCGCCCGGCTGCGCGGCAAGGATCTCCCGTTTCGCACCGGCAACGACGTCCTGAATGCGCGCGTTCACGGTGGCCTGATCGCCGAGGTACTCGGAGGCACGCCCGGAACGGGACGAGGTGGCCGTGTACTGGCCGGCCAGCTGGTCCACGAGGCCCGGGAGGGCGGACATGAACGCGACGCGCCGTCTGGCCTCCTCGATCTGGGAGAACAGGACGTTTTCGAGGGCTTGCCGCGGATTCCTTACTACGGGCTTGCCGGGTCGGTCCGGGTCTTCGTGGATAAGTCCGAACGCGTCGAGTTCGCCGTATGCGTCCGGGTACTCGGCGGTAATATTTTCAGCCTGCACCCAGTCCTGCCGGGCATAAGCCCCAAACAGGCGGAACGCACCCGACGACAACAAATCCCCGTCACTGCGCGCTATACCTGTGGTCAAAGGATGATCCCCCGTCAAACACCCTAGATCAACTGCGAGTTCCCGCACCGCGAACTCACGCACGATCAAAACGTTGAGAACACAAACAGCCTACGGCAACGTAGTCCCGGGGCGTCCCCCGACGCTCGTACACCGCATCCTCCCCACGCACCGCACACGTCTACTGCCAGAACTTCGGTTCGGTGCCAGGGGATCGCAGCAGGAAGCGGACCACGAGAATTCGGGCCAGGGCGCCCCGTTATCGTTTCCGAAACGATCGAGGGGACCCGTCATGCCAAGTAAATGGCGTCATATCGCCGCCGGCCTCACCATCGCGGCCGCAGCAGCAACGGTCGGACTGACCGCAACGGAATCCGCAGCAGCACCCCACGCCAGGACGGTTGCCGATACCGGCTGGGGATCCCTGCCCGTTGACCTGCCCGTCACCCCACCGGTTGACCTGCCCGTGCTCCCGCTCGACACCGCCTGGGGCTGACCCGGCCCGGCCTGGCACGGCATGCCCAAGGGGGGACACCCCGTGCCAGGCCCGCACCAACCCGGGGGAACACCCGCCGCGATCCGCGGGAACGTTGACGCATGGATGCCCCCGCCAAGCCCACCACTACAGCCCTGCCCGACCCGTTCATCACCACCGGTCCGGCCCTTTTCTACGTCACCACCCAGCAGGCCGATGCGACTCAGAGCGTGCAGCGCATCGACCTCGACTACACCGGTGATCCCCGCGAACGCGCCATCTGCCGCGCCTTGCTCCACCACGCCCTCGCCCTCCTGGACGCCAGCGAACCCGCACGCCGCGCACCCAGCGGGCCTGTTGAGGGCCGGAGGATCTGATGGCCAAGAACTCGAGCAGCGAACGGATCGAAGCACTTAGGGCCTGGCTCACCGCCAACGGCATCAACCCCAACAACGTCCCCCTGGACGCCGACATGACCATCAGCGAAGGCACCGCAGGCCGCTTCCTCTGCTGCGAAGTCTTCGACCTCACTGCCGATGGCCACCGCCAGGTCGACGAACGCGGCACCAAGGCCGCCGTCACGGTCATCGCCATGCCCCTGAAGGTCGAACCCCCGGAGTGGTGGCAGCCGTACGAGAAGCCGACCCGGGATCAGCTCCTGGAGACCCTGGAACGGGTGCAGCAGCTCGCCGAGCGGTGGAAGTACACCGGCGACCGGAAGAACGGGCCGCGGCAGGAACTCCTTCGGGCACTCGGCGAGCAGACCACGCCCTGGGCTCCCTGACACCGCTGAACGCCTCCGTCCGCTCGCGGTGGCATGGGAGACTCGCCGTGGTGCTGATGCCGTGAACGTCCCCCGTGGCGGCACCACGCCAGCTCGCTCCAGGCCGCGATCCGCAATCCGGTCCGGAAACCCTGTGGCCCGCGTCTCTGAGGAGACTGCGGGCCACAGGCATGCCCGGCCCCGTTGTCAGTGGGCCGTGCCAGTCTGGCGTGAGCGCAACGGCCCGTCCTTCGTCGGCGAGGGACGGGCTCATCCCTCGAGGTAGCCCAGCTCCGAGTCCGGCCGGCAATGCGAACACGCGGCAACGCCCTCCACCAGCGCCCGCAGTGCCGCATCCCGCGGTACGCCCTTCGAGCGTTTCCCCGCCATGTGGCAGCCGCCGACGTGCACGTACACGGGCGGCGTGTCCCGGCCCAGCGCCTGCTCGACAAGCCAGTCCGGGACCGGCGGTCGCGCCCGCTCCCCCTGCTGCCGCTCCTGCTCGCGGCGCAGCAGGTCCGCCTTCTTCTCCCGCACCCGGCCCAGGGCAACCACCAGATACGTCTCGATCGCCTCGAGGCGTGGCAGGTCAGGCGGCAGATCATCGTGCATGTGTTCGAGTGTAGGCACAAAAAAAGAGGGCCCCCTCGCTCCGAAGAACGAGGAGGCCATCTCCTATCGATGCCCCCAGGCGTGTTCTCACCGTACGTCTCACTGCCGGTGCGGTGGAAGAACCGCGGTCACACGCCGAGCCAGGACACCCGCGGCCGCCGGATCCATGCCCCGCGCGGCCTTCACCAGCTCCGGGACCAGGCGCTCCACGGACAGCACGTGCACCACCCCGCCCCCGGCCACCGGCGCGGGCAGGTACCCGCCGCGGATGCGTGAGCCGTGGATGACGAGCAGCGGCCACACCGCCACCCCCGGCATCCCCAGCACCCGATCCACGCGAGCCGCATACCGGGCCACCGCCTCTATCTGGTCGTGCCGGTCCTCGAGCCCGCAGTGCACCCGACCGTCCTTCAACTCGATGTCCTGCTGGAAGTGCCAGCGTTTCGTGTCCAGCACCACGACCGCAGTTCCGGTCGGCGGCACCAGGACGTGATCCAGGTCCGAGGAGTAGCCGGGGACCCGCCGGCCGTGAAGGACGTACCAGCCCCGGGACTCGAGGACACGCAGCTCCGCACCGGTCCGCTTCTCCGCCTCCGCCCCGCGGGCTACACGTGCGGTCAGGGCGTCCGCACGCTTAGCCGCCGGGTTCAACCCCACCCAGGCTGTGACGCGCCGCCGTACGCCCTTCCTGGCCTTCCGGCGCTCCCGCGCAGCCCACTCCAATGGAGACTGGCCCGCAGCGTTCCCAGAGCGCTTCACCGGTCCCCCTCCAGCCTCTTCAGGAATGCTTCCCGCGCAGCCGGGCCCTCGAAATGGTGGATAGCCCACGCCAAGGAGGTCCGGATGCCAGCGGCGATGCCTCCCTGAGTGGCCCGGCCCTCCTCCGCGCCCGGCCTCGGCGGCTGCGCAGCGCACGCGGCCATCTTCTTCAGGTCGGCCTCGAACTGGGCCTTCAGCCGCACGTACTCAGCCGGAACGGTCCCCCGCGTCGTCCCGGACTGGCCCGGTTCCGCCTCCTTCGCCCGGTCCATGGCCTCGAGCAGCCGGTCCGCGTAGTCGACGGACACGCCGTGCGGGGAGCAGAAGTCCCGCATCTCGGCCGCGAACTTGCGGGCCGCCGCCACCTCCGCCTTGAGACGGCCGATCTCCTCGCAGAGCAGATCCGTCGTCGGGCCCGTCACGTACGCCACCTTCTCGTCCGTCAGCAGACGCAGCCGCTCCCTGAGACGCCCACTCTCCCCCTGGACGTCCTCGCCCGCCTGCCGGATCACGTCAGCCAGATCGGCGTGCGCGTAAGGGTCGTCGTCCTCCATGAACCCGGCATCGCACAGGGCCCGTCGGATGTCGTCGAGTTGGTGTTCCTTCACTCGGCGGGCCGAGTGGGCCAGGCGCAGCTTCTCCTGCAACTTCCCGACCTGCTCGGGCGCCTCGGCAACGAACTTGGCCTTCGCGGCGCGTACCAGGGCAGCCACCGCTTCCTGGCCCTCCTCGGTGAGGTCGCCTGATCCGCGAACCCGAACGGTCTCTCCGTCGACCTCTACCGGACGACAGACGTCCTGCTCGCCGTGGTCAGCGGAGACGGGCCGGATCTCCTTCTGGTCGACGATCGCCTGCACGCGGCCCACCAGCCGCTCCGCCGCCGCCAGGCTGTACGACATTCGGCAGCCGCACGGTTCGTTCACCACCAGCCTGTTGTCGATATCCAGAGGCCCCGACAGGGGGCCGATCATCTGCTCCCGCACGTTCGCTGCGCACAGAGCACACGGCGGGACCGGGTAGACCAGGAGCTTGTGGCCGCGGCGCCGCTTCCGGTTCCGGTACTCGCTGGCCACCATCAGGGTCAGCAACTGTTCGTCGGTGAGTTCGGGGGTCTCGGTTCGGTCGCTCATGCCACTCCTTCAAGGGCGGTGGGGTTCCAGGTGTCGGGTCCGGGGATGGTGCGGACACGGCGGCCGCGGTGCCGAGTCGGCCAGAGCCGACCCAGAGGCCTGCCCGAGCGAGGGCAAGGCGGATTGCCGTGCCGGGACAGCCAGCCACTGGCGGACAGCGCAGTCGGCTTCTGGCAATCCGGGCACGGAATACGGATCGTCATCGGGTGCCCCCCGTCCGGTAGAACCCGCCCGAGATGGTCAGGGCGACGGGCCGTTTGCAGATCGTGCACACGGCCTTGACGCGGGCCGTCATCGTGCTGCCGCCCTTCCGTGGCGGGGAACGGTGCGCCTGGACTGGGCCCGGGCGGTGAAGGCGTGCTCGAGGAGCGTCGCCACGCCCATCACGGCGGCCGCGGCGAGTGGGTTGACCCACAGCGGGGGCCGGTACGTGCCGGTGACGGCTATCCAGGCGCCAGCGAACAGCCCGGCGAGGGCGACGATGACGCCGATCTGATCGAAGAGGGTGCGGAGACGTGGAGGCATCAGCCCTCCCAAGACGATGTGACGGTGGGTAGTTGCCCGCCTGGGGGCAGAGGAGACTTTCAACGGGATTTCGTCACGCTGCGTTGACTGAATTGGGCTACGGATGCCGTTCCGACAGGGCAGCCAGCACAGAAAGGCCCGCCTGGCGTTTCGCCGGAATGTGAATCCACCGAGTGGCCAGCTCTGTCACCCGATGCACGGAGTCCTCGGCGCGAGCGTCAACCGGCTGGGCAGTCCGAACGTCAGCCGGCCCGACAGGCCCCGCGCCTTGCGCGGTAGCCCTCCGCTTCCACTTCCACGCCAGATGGCGAGCGTTCATATACTTCCTGCGCAGCTCCGTGTCGTCCACCTCGTCCGAACGGACCTTGGCAAGCTGCAGGATCCCGTCGCGCAGCCGGCGCCCCTCGATGTAGTCCAGGCCGCCCTTACGTTCAGCACGGGCAACGAGGATGAGCAGCTGCTCAAGGGTCGGCGGGTTTTGGTGCCTGGACGGGACGGGCCCGCCACCGTGAGGCGACGGGCCCACCTGCACCGGGGCGGTCATGATGCGGCTCCGTACGGCTCGAGGACGGCCGCACCGGGCAGGTACAGCGGATGCCGCGGCTGGCCCGTCGACGTCTGCCCGAGGCACTGCAGGCGGACGCCGCGCGCCCGCAGGGTCTCCGCCACGTGGGTGCCACGTCCGTTGTGCTCGACACCGGCCGCACCCCACGCCGCGACCACTGTGCTCGCGCCCCCGGTGGCGCGCCGTATGAACGCGTCGTTCAACGGGCCGACCGGGTCCGGGTGGTGACGCAGCGCCCGCGGGTCGGTGGAGCACAGGCCGAACAGGTTCACCACCACCAGGCCCCCGGCACCCTCGCGGCGTGCGAAGGACGTGCACCGGCGGATCGTCGGGTCGTCGTCCATGGCGTCCGCTGTGCTCGGGTTGAGCATGACGAATACGGCCGGCTTCACCGTCGGGTCCCAGATCCGCGTCAGCAGCAACCGGTAGGTGCGGGCCGGGCTGTCGAACACGGCGGCCGCGATACCCCCGGCCAGGTCCTGCTTCTGCTCCACGTGCACGGACAACTCGGTATCCGACGGCAGCAAGGTCAGAACGCTCACTCGCCACCGTCCAGGCGCGGCTCCACACGGGCACGGCCACGGTTGTAGTGCGGCACCGGGTCCTTGCCCGGCATGAACCCGTACGAGTCGCCGTCCAGCTCCTCACCGTCCGAGAGACGCCGGTACGCGGTGTCCGGGCCGTGCCCCATGTCGTCGTCCCCGGTGACCTCGATGCAGGCCGCGTACAGCTCCGACTCGGTCATGTCCCGAAGCAGGTTCTCCTTGCCCGCGGTGACGTCGTACACGTCGGCCTGCGGGACGTGCGCGAACGCCTCCTCCAGCGTCTTCAACAGCGCCACGAACTTCGCCTGCCACTCCTGCGGCATCGACTGCAGCAGAGTGCGCGGGAGGACCAGGTAGTTGGCGTACGACAAGCCGAAGTGCTTGTGGATCGCATCGTGCTCGATCTGGCCGACCGAGGAACGGTAGGAGGCGGCAAGGCGTTCGATCGCGTCGAGGTGCTCCAACGCCTCGGTCGTGCTGCCAGCCTTGGCGTTCGCGTAGGCGTACCCGCCCTGCTGCTGGAGGCCAGCGAGCCAGAGGTGCGGCTTGTCGGCGGTGGTTTCGGGTGTGGCGGTCATGCGGTGGTGCCTCCTTAGGCGGGCAGGTAGTGGATGCGGATGGCCTGGTCGTCGCCCTCGGCGGCGTCCCAGCGGACGGTCCACGGCGATTCGGCGTCCTCGGGCTCCCACTCGAAGACCGCCCAATAGGGCTGCAGGTCCTTGGCGTTGATCCAGGCCAGGTCCACGCCGACTTCCGTGGCGTACGCCTGCGCGGCCGCGTACGCCTTGGCGCGGTCATCGGTGACGAAGACCCAGTCCTCGCCGTCCTCGCCGATCGCGGCGAAGAGGACGCCCTCCTTCTCGTAGAGGCCGTTCGTGTCGCTGCGCTCGGGCGTGAAGCGGCCCATCGGCAGGTCCGGCACCGGGACGACCTCGTCCAGGTAGGTCAGGCCCTCGTAGTCGACGGGCGGGGTGAGGGTGGAACGTGTGCCGTCGAGCCGCACCCGGGCCAGGAGCTTTCCGTTCACGGCAGTCTCAGTACCGGTGATGATCCCGGGGGTGTAGAGGGTCTCGGAGTCGGCGTGCAGGCTGCGGTAGTAGGCGAACTCGACACGGCGGCCGACGACCGCCTTCTCCGTCAGGGTGCTCGTCATCAGTCGTCGTCCTCGCTGTCGTCGTCTTCCTCGGCCTTGGCGAGCGCCTGGGCGCACTGGGATTCGTCGTCACCCAGGAAGTCGATGTCGCATCCGGTCCCGCAGTCGGGGCAGCCGTAGCCGTTGCAGCCGGGGGCCTCGCAGCCGGAGTCGTAGGCGTCCTGGCCGCACCCGTGACAGCCACGCTCGTCGGGGGTGTCCAGCAGGCGAGGGCGGTCTGGATCGAGGATCTCGATGTGGGTGATGGTGCCCGCGGTCAGCTCGATCGGATTGATCGGGATCAGGGTCATGACGTGGTGTTCTCCTTGGTGAGGGTGCGGTGCAGGTGGTGGAGGGTGCGGGGTGTGAGCTGCCAGACGGCCAGCGGCCACCGGAGGAACGCGCTCACCACGGCGGCTCGTCGCCTCCCCAGCCGCCGCCGACGGCCGTACGGTTGCGGCGAATCCGGAGCGGCATTCCCCAGCGCTGCTGGTCCAAGCGGGCCTGGATACGGAGCCAGCGGTGGCAGACGTCGGTCTTGCAGTCCGCGCAGTACGGGTCAGCGCTCTCACCGGTGTGATCGGCGGCCCAGGCGGTGGTGGCGTGGTACTTCACGGGCTCCACGGCCAGACGGGCGGCGCGGCGCCGCAGCATCCGGTTCAGGATGGTTGCCTGATCCGGCTTCTCCCAGGTGTGCGTGTCGCTGAGAGCAGGCGCCCAGCGGCGGCCGTGGCTGTCCTGCTCGGTTCCACACCAGAGGCAGCCATACGGCGCGTCGAAGGTCAGGCGCTTGACGGTCACGGGTGGTGCCTTCCGATCGTGGATAAGGGAAGGGCCGCCCGCCGGCTGGCAGTGCGTGGCGGGCGGCCCGGACAAGGTGGGGGGATGGGGTCCTGCCCCGGTGTTGGGGGCGGGGCAGGACCCCTGGTGGCCTCCGAGGGGGGCGGAGGCCGGGAAGGTGGCTCAGGAGGCCAGCGCGACCTGGCGGGGGGCGTCAGCGAGGACGGTGACGGTCTGCGCCTGGCCCATCGGCGCGAGCTGCGCACTGGTGGCCAGGTGCACGCGGGAACCGGTGCTGCACTGGAAGTGGATGACTCCGTTGGCCGCGACGCCGAGGACGGTGCCGGTCTTGAGGAAGACCGTGCGACGGCCAGCGGTGCGGTGGACTCGGATGCGGGTGCCCGCGGTGAGGTTGGTGGTCATGGGGCGTTCCTCTCTACTGGCCGTAGTGGTCGGACGGGTCGTCGGGTGCGCCGTCCAGGGAGGCGCAGCCGTCGTAGTGGATGCCGGCCGCTACGTCTTCCGGGTGGGCGCCGCAGTCGCAGTGCATGAAGTCCCCCGGGGTGGTGGTTGGTGCGGTGTGTCCACTCTAGGGCATCTTCTATTACGCGCGCAATACAAGAGGCGGTGGAATCACGACACAGGGGCCCGACCCGAAGGCCAGACCCCTACGCCGAACACCCGCCCCTAGAACGGCGGAGCGTCGTCCCAGCCGCCACCCGCGGCCTGCCCCGCCTGCTGCGCCGCCGCACCCCACGGATCACCCGACCCCGCAGACTGCTGCTGACGCGCCTGCGCGTACTCCTGCCGACCCGAACCCCCACCGCTCGAGCTAGCCTTCGTCACCTTCGCCGTCGCCATCTTCAGCGACGGGCCGATTTCGTCGACCTCCATCTCAAAGACGGTCCTCTTCACCCCCTCCCGGTCTTCATAGGACCGCTGCTTCAGCCGGCCCTGCAGGATCACCCTCATGCCCTTCTGAAGGGTCTCGGCACAGTGCTCTGCCTGCTGCCGCCACACCTGGCAGCTCAGGAACAGGCTGCCGTCCTTGTCGTCCTCCCACGCGTTCGTCTCGCGGTTGAACTTCCGTGGCGTCGACGCGACACGGAACTTGGCAACCGCGGCCCCGCTCGGAGTGAATCTGAGTTCCACCTCATCGACCAGGTTCCCGATGAGGGTCATGACGTTCTCTCCGGCCATGTCAGGCCACCTCTTCCATCTCGTTCTGGTTCAGGTTTCGTTCACGCGGTACGTACACGCGTCGCCACACACGCCGGCCGTCGGCCTTCGCCTTCTCCTTGATGCGCTCCCACTGCCGTTCCGCAGCGTCCGGGGTCATGTCGAGCTTCGCCGCGATCTCATCCATGGTGTCGTTGGTCCACTCGAACAGGTGCTGCAGGACTTCCCGTCGGTCGATACGGCCGAGGATCACCGACTCGCCCATCAGCCAGCGGGACGCGATGTTCTCGCCCTCCGTCGTGACCGGCTCCAGGGCGTCCGTGAGCGGTACCGTCTTCGGGTCGTCGATCGTTTCGTCGTCCCACGCCAGCGGACCGTGGAGGCCAGCGGACGCCGCCTGCTTTCGTGTTCGGTTTGCAAGCTGACCTTGTACACCGTGGTCCTCCGGCTTCTGCGACCACAGCCGGTCGTACAGGGACGCCACCTTCCGCGCGAATCGTGCAGATACGCGCTGGCCACGGAGACAGGTGTTGAAGTTGTCCTTGCCCATTCCGATCTCACGGGCCAGGCGGGCCCCCGACCAGCCCAGTACAGCCAGTGCTTCCGTCCGACGCCGCGTGCCAGTCGCGTCGATCAACGCCGTGTCCGGGAAGTCATCCAGGGTCGGCCAGTAAGCCAGGACAGCTTCCGCGGTCTCCCGTAGAACCGTCCGCCCAGGGGGCCTGCCGTTGGCGCCGCGCATTACGTTCTTCAGAGCAGACTGAGGGAGGTTCAGGCGACTGATCACGGCGGCCTCCGACATACCGGCCTCACGCAAGGCCAACACGTGCGCGCGGACCGGTGCTGCGTCCACATCCGGAGACTGCCACTGGCCAATCGCCTGCAACCGGCGTCGCCGTTTCTGCATGTGCTGGCGTGCAGCGCGCTGCGAGACCGAGGCGCTCATACCGTCACCCCCTGGACGGCAGCGGCCTGCTCCCGCTCCGCGTTGAACAGGCTGACCGCCTTCGACATCGCGGTCTTGTTCACGCCCAGCTGTCGTGCAATCTCGTTCTGGCTGACCCCGCGGGCGAGCTGCTTCTCAATCCACGCCCGCTGGCTGAGGCACCTGTCCAGGTACGTTGGCCGCGACCGGTGCATCTCCTTCCGCTGGCGTGCCGACTTGCCGCCCCACACCCCTGCCGTCTGTCCGGTCTTCAGGGCCCACTCCAGGCAGGCCTCCCGCACCGGGCAGCCGCCACAGACCTTCTTGGCTTCCTGGGTCTGCTTACGCCAGCCGGGCGTGTTGGCGATCGGGAAGTGCAGGTCACGGTCGCCGTACTGGCAGGCGGCGTTGGCGCGCCAGTTCTTGTCGGACGCGGCGGGTGTCGTAAGGCGGCGCGTCTCGGTCGCGGTGACGGTCATGCGGTGGCTCCGGGAAGGGTGTAGAGGCGGATGATGGCGCCCGGCTCGGGCAGGGCTTCGGGGTGCTCGAGGGGGAAGGCCTTCGTGGCGGTGACGCGGATGATGCGGGAGTCATCGGCTACGGCCTGGGCGTCTGCGATGCCGTCGAATGTCGACCTGAGGAGCTTGTCGAGGTCGCCGCTGTCGCGGGTGTTGGGCCAGGTGCGGCGCCGCTTGGGTGCGCTGGCGGGCTTCCTGACGGTGAACACGATCTCGGCCTCGAGTGGCCCGTCCAGGGGCTTGGCGATGTGGGTGGCGGTCATGGCCAGGCGGCTGGCCTGAGTGACGAGGGCTCGCCAGGGCTTGACTCGCTTGGACTGCTCCACGAGGACGGCGGAGACGCGGCCGGATGCGGAGTTGAGGCGGTGCCCGGCGTACTTCTTGCTGCCCTGCGGTGCTGGCCGGCCGTGGACGACGATGGTGAGGCGGAGTTGTCGTTCGGTGTCGGGGGCGGTGATGGTCACGGTGGGTGGTCTCCTGGTCAGGCGGCGCGGGATAGGGCGGCTTGGGTGCGGAGTTGCTGGCATTCGGTGAGGCAGAGGTCGATCTGGTTGCGGTAGAACTCGGCTTTCGCTCTCCACGTCTGCATCTGGGGGGTGTCGGGGTTGGTGGCGAGTTGGCGGGTGACGTCGGTCCGCAGGTCTTTGAGGGCCCACCGCCAGCGGGTGAGGTTGTCGGGGTGGCGGAGGGCGAGCCGGTCGGGAAGGTCTGCGGTGCGTTTCACGTCGGCGTCGACCAGGTTGGTGAAGTCGCGCATGGTGAGGGTGCGGAGGCGTGCGACGGCGTCTGCGGGTGCGGTCTCGTAGGCGGGGAGGGTTCCTGCGTCGTTACGGGTGAGGTGCCACAGGCCGCAGATGCAGAGGTAGGTGTAGAGGGCTGTTCCGTAGCGGAAGCCGTCTTGGGTGCGCTGGATTTCGGCGTCGTCTTCGGTGGCGTGCTTCTTCTTGTGTGGGGTGGGGCAGGGCCGCGTGATCACTAGGGCACCGCCGGGAAGGCGTCGTGGGTGCGGCCGTCCAGGACACGTCCGGCGTTCTTCTTGCCGACGCGGGCGAGCTCGACGCGGTGGCCGAGGTCGTCGACGGGGTCGCCGGCGAGGAGCGTTCCCTTGCTGGTGGCGCCGATGACGAGGTAGCCCGTGGGGGCGTACTCGCCGAACTGCTTGAAGAAGAACGGGATGTGGTCTTGCTTGCACTGGTCGCGGAGGCTGGTGGCCCACTGGGGGGCCATCGGCCTGGCGCTTCGGCCGGACTCGCCGCCGACGATGACCCAGTCGAGCTTGCGGATGTGGCCCGAATCGCAGTGGCTGTCGGCGCACCTGGCGCACGCCTCGCCGTGTCCTTCGCCTTCGCAGCAGGGGCAGGTCTGCCAGACGTGGTCGCTGATCCAGACGGGGCCGAGGAGCGGCTCGCAGGACAGGAAGCGGACGGCCGCGGGGGTGTCGACGAGTGCCGGGATGCGGAGGTCGGCGCGCTTCTGGTCCTCGACACTCACGCCCAGCCAGACGTTCGGCAGCGGCCAGCCCGCCTTGGGTAGCGGCCAGGAGCGTCGGATCAGCTTCGGGTCAGCGAACGGCGGGAAGTGCAGCAGCTCGTAGTCGACCTGCTTCTCGAACTCCGGGTTGCCGAGCAGGGCCCGCATGCGGCCGTGCCGCTTGGTGAGGATCTGGTAGGTGTGCTGCGGCGTCAGTGCCATGACGGCGAACGTGCGGGCGATGAACTCGTCGGGGATGTCCTTGTGGAACAGGTCGCTCATAGAGTTCACAAAGACGCGCTTCTTCTTGCGCCACTTCAGCGGGAGCGTCAAACGCTCCGGGCGGAGGGTGACGTCGAAGCCGGTCTCGAAGTGGTGCCCGGGGATCCCGCGCCAGCGCTCGGCGAACGTCCGGGCATAACACGAGTCGCACCCCGGCGATACCTCGTCGCAGCCGGTCACGACGTTCCATGTGGCGTCTGTCCACTCGATCTTTGAGCTGTCAGCCATGGTCTGCTGCTTCCTCGATGGGGGCGTTGGCGGGCTTTTCGGTGCTGGAGTCGGTGAGCTCGGCGGCGAGCTTGTGGATGTAGGCGGTCTCGGCTTCCATCTCGGCTGCGGCGAGGGCGGCCGTGTAGCCGGGCGTCGTCTCGGGCCGGTCTGCCTCCTGGGGCGTGTAGCTCTGTACGCCAGCCGCGGTGAGGACGGCTTCGACGACGTGCTGGAGGATTTCCTCCGGGTCGCCCTGGAGGACGATCGCCATGGCGGCGGCCGGGCAGAGCTGGTTGAGGGCGCCGGCTGCCACGTCGGTGAGGCGGGTGGCCTGGTCGGTGTCGGTCACGGCTCGGGGTGCTCCTTCGGGGTCTCGTCATCGGCGGGGCGTGCGGCGGGGAGGTCGGCCTGCTTGAGGGGCTGGGTTTCGGCGGTGGCGGTCCTGGCGCGGGTGAGGCCGTCACCGAGGGCACGCACGGACGGATTCGGGGTGGGGTCGCCGGGGGCTTTGTCGGTGCGCTGGTCGCACTGGATGGTGAGGATCCGGGCGCGGTGGAGGTCTTGGGCGGTGTGGATGGTGTAGGCGTGTACGGCGCCGTGGGGGCAGCGGATTGCTGCGTGGAAGGTGGGGGTGCGGTCGGTGGTGGCGTGGGGCGGGGTGTGGGTGAGGACGGTGCCGTCGGCCAGTTGGGCGTGGGGGCCGGTCCAGGCGGAGACGGGGACGGGGAGGCGGGCGGCGGCGGAGGCGAGGGCGGCGCGTATGGCGGCTTGCTCGGTGACGCCCATGGGGCCGACGAACACCTTCCGGCGGACGGGGAGCGGGCGGCGGAAGTCGACGACGGTGCCGTTGTTGACCGGGGCGGTCTTCGGGAGGGCCTTTTTAGCGGCCGGCTTGCGGGCCGGGCTGGCCGTCTTCTTCGCGGGCGGCTTTGCTGCGGTCTTCTTCGCCGGGGTGGTCTTGCGGGCGCTGTTGGTTCTGGCGGCCATGTCCGGCCTCCGTCCTGTGCAGGGTTCTGGTGGTGCTCCGGGTCTGGTGCTGGTGGAGGGTGATGAGGAGTGCGCTGGTGGCGCTGAGGGCTGCGGCGATCCAGTCGGGCCAGGTCACGGCAGGGTGGGCGGGTAGTAGGCCCGGTTGGTGATGAGGTGGCGGAACGCGGTGGCCTCGAAGGACGAGTAGCGGCGGGTGCTGAGGGACCGGTAGGTGTTGACGTCGCACATCAGGGGCTTGCGGCCGTACCGGTCCGTGGGGCACGTGTTGGGGTGGGCGAGGCCGACGGCGTGCGCGCTTTCGTGCCAGATGACGTTCATGCGGACGCCTTCGTGGAAGCGTCGTCCGGGCGCCCAGTAGTCGCTGTTGATGTAGACCGTGGCGCTGTATGGGGCGCTCTTGTAGGAGCAGGGGGCGGTGAAGGACCGGTTGGGGTAGGCCGGGTCGGGCTTGCTCATGTACCGGTAGGAGATGACGTGGCTGGTGACGCATTTGCCGCGGGTGATGGGCACGATCTTCGTGGTGACGGTGAACTTGACGCCCAGGTACGAGGTGAGCTCCGCGGCCGTGTTCTTCAGGTACGGCGTCAACTTGGCGCGGCTGGTGGTGTCGTGGAATGCGATCTGCCACGGCTGGGTGTCGATGTGGGTGATGGCCGGCGCGTTGAGCTTCCAGCCGTTTCCGGAGACGACCGGGCCGACGGTGGCACTGTGGGCGCGGCTGGGGGTGGCGACGACGACGGCCGCCGCGGTGAGGGTGAGGGCGAACGAGGCGGCGGCTATTCGGATTCTCATACGACGCTCCTGTGGCGGCGGGTGATGGCCGACGCGAAGCCGGCCAGTTCCTTCTTGATGGCGGCGAGCTCGGTCGTGGCCTGGTCGATCTGCTGCTGGATTTCGCTGCGGGGTGCCCATCCGGCGGCGCGCAGGGCGGCCACGTAGCGGCTGCGGCACTGCTCGCAGCCTGGGCAGGTGCGGTCTCCGGGCTGGTTGCCGCAGACTCCGCACTGGGCGCCTTCGTTGCTGAGGATCTGGATGGCCTGGTCGTCGAGGGGGTTGGGCTGTGTCATCGGCTGGCCTCGCTGTCCTGTGGCTGGTTGAGGGCGGCGTTGCGGGCGATCTCGTCGAGGTAGCCGTCGGCGTATCCCTGGGCCCACAGCGGGTCGTACTCGTCGGCCATGGCGGCGCGGGCGATGGCGCGGCGGGCGGGGAGCTTGGAGATGGCGGCAATTTCGCCGTCGCTGTAGCCGGCGTTGTACGGGTTGTCGCCGGGCTCGGTGGTGGCCGAGGAGAAGGTCATGGTCGTCATGGGGTGGGGTTCCGTTTCGGTGTCAGGCGACGGTGGGGGCGATGTCGGCGTCGATCTGGTCGGTGTCCAGGGCGAGGGCGTGGACCTGGATGGGCACGGGGTAGACGGAGCCCAGTGCGGCGTGGAGGGTCCACAGGACGACTCCGGTGCCGGCGGGCTGCTGGGTGATTCGGCAGCCGATGGGCATGAACCAGCGGGCCCACTGCTCGAGTTCGGCCAGGTCCGCGGTGAAGACGTGGGCGGTTCCGTTGTGGCCGGTGATCCGTCCGTGCGGGAGACCGTTCAGGTCGGCGGCTACTTCGGCCTTGTCGGCCAGGGTCAGGCTGCGGGTGGGCTGCATGGGGTCTCCCCTGGTGGTGTTCGGCCGGGGCGCGCAGAGCGCGGGTCATGCGCGGCCCGGCCTGTCTGTGGGTTTGGCGGGGGGGGGGGCGGGGTGCCGGTCGGCGCAGGTGGGGCACTGGCGGATCGGCAGGTTGAACCCGGCGGACTCTTCGATGGTTCGGGCGTCCGGGTCGGCGTTGTCGAAGATGGCGGGGCAGACGCAGGTGCAGGAGCACTTGAGGACTTCGCCGCCGCGCTCGATGTGGATGCCGGCGAGGAAGGCCGCGGCGAGCATCAGGGAGTTGTACTGGCCTGCGCTGGTGGTGTCGTCGGCGAGGTCCATAACCAGGTCGAACTGGGTTTGCTGGGTGGCGGTGAGGTCGCGGTAGTCGACGCTGGTGGGCTGCGTGCGGGCGTGCGTCATCACGGCCATGGCGGGCTCCGGGAAGTCAGGAAGGGTGCACGGTGCGCCGGTTGGGGCGTTGTGTGCTGTGTGACCACCATACCCATTCATCTATTGCGCGCGCAATACAAGAGCGGGTGCGGGCATGAGAAAACCCCCGCCCCGGGTTCTCGGGCAGGGGTTCAGCTCACAGGGGGTGGACGCTCAGGCGTCGCGGGATCTGACGACCTCGGCGTGCACCTCGAGGAGATCGGAGTACGACACATAGTCGGTGCCCGCGACGCGCTCGACGGCGCATCCCTTGGCGCGCGCCCGGCGGATCAGCGTGTTCTTGGACACGGGGTGTCCGGTCTCCCGGAAGATTTCGACGGCCTCTTTGAAAGTGACCGGGTCGGGGATGCTGGCGGGGATCGGCGAGAAGGACGTGGCGGCCATCGGGAAGCCTCCCATGATCGACGGCCACAGTTCGCAGCTCCGGCGGCCGATGACGGGTGGATTCGGGGAATCCGGTTGTGATCAACGTGTGTTCAATTGCGGGTGTTTCTAAGTAGACCGCTGTATGGCCGTTCAGGTTGCACGGCGCACGGAACTTTTCTGAGAGGTGACGGCTTGCGTGGCCAGGCGGGCGAGTGTCCAGGTCCGGCCCATTCCATGCCGGTCGAGGCACTTGCGGTTCCAGCAGTCGGCCCGGCTGGTGTTCCGGTTCCAGTGCAGGCCCCATGTCCGGCAGGCCGGGCAGAGGTGGGTGCGGATCACACGGTCCTCACCGAGCCTGATCTTGTGCTCGAGGCGCTGACGCTCGATCACGATGTCACGGCGGAGCTGGACTTCGGGGGCCGCGTCCGCGGTGCTGTCGATCCACCATTCGTAGATGCCGGCGACGCGCGGCGGTAGCGGCTTGACCGGGCCGGGTGCGGCGGCGCGGACGTGGTCGACGGCCTCCTGCACGGTCTCGCTGATGTGGTCGACGATGCCGATGTTCAGCGGGGTGCCGGGGGTGGTGCTGGCGGGGCGGCGTGTGGAGGGTCCGGTGACGGCGGGGGTGCGGAAGTGCGTGTCCAGCAGGTGGAGGCTGGCTGCTGCATCGTCACTGTCACGGCCCATGGTGTCCCCTGCCCCTCAGCGGCCGCCGGGGGCGCGGGACGTCCATGCTGGTGCTGGGGCGCGCGCCGGTGGCCGGAAAGTGTGATTCCGGTGGGTATCCGGACGCCCCACTATGGCACGTGAGCTACGGGAGGTGAACGTTCCGTAAGAAAGGATCAATGCCTGGGGCACGGGAGTTACCGGTCGGTGACCTTTGTGAAGATGAAACAACCCCCGGCATATTCAGGCAAATTCACAGGAGTTCGGGGGCCGTCCTCAACCCGTCGATCATGGCGTGAAGTTCCATCCCCGTCTCCTCGTCCACCACTCCGTTCACCCGGGCGCCCCCGAACAATTCGGCGACCAGGCCCAGCGTGATCAGATACGCCTCGCGTGTATCCGGATCGGTCAGGGTGCGGTCGCACCCCAGGAATGCCGCCTCCACCCGGTCGGCGAGGCGCTGGTGCAGTGACGAGTCACCAGGGTCCTGCTCCACGGGTTCCTCCCTGCGGCGCTTGGTCAGGCGCACGGAAGGGCGGTGCGGGAATCGGAGGACAGTGGCGCGGCCACCGTCCGGCCCGGGGTGGGCAGACTCTGCTACGGACATCGGGGCGTCTCCGCTCCTCCGGCAGAAAGGGAAGGGTCCTCGTACGCCCGGCCGGTGTCGGCGTTCCGCCCGGGCCCCCCGCGCGTCCGGCTGCCAGTCCAGATGCGTGGACTTGTCACTGTGGCATCGATACCAGGCGGTCGGTAAGGCACTGCCGAGTATTGACGGCCTACTGACATTTATTCGATACGGTTTTGCCCAGAGGGTGACTGAGAGACTACATCCGGGTACGGAATGCGTCCCTGTGCGGCCAGATGGTTCAGCCGCATCGAGGAGCTTCGGAGAGCCTGGCGGGCATGCCCGTTCGGTGACGGCAGTCTAATCCGGGAACTCCCCATGCAGGTAGACGCGTTCCCCTACTTCTCTACGGGCCCGCGATGTGGGTGGCGGTTGAGCGCGGCCAGGGGAGCCTGCGGAGGGCTGCGAACCGCTGTCCCGGAGGGCTGCGAACCACGCGAAGGCCCCCCGGCCGTGCGGCCGCCGGCCTGGGGGACCGGCAACACCGCTACCCAAGGCGCATATATGCGTGCGGGGAAGAGGCCCGCACAGAGATCACCCAGGTGAGTGATGGAGAAACCGCGCCATCCCGCACGCATTCGACCGATTCTGATCGGTGCACGACGTGGCCCCGTTCCCCCACCGCGCGGGCGGGAGGAACGGGGCCTCGGTCCTCGGTCAGCCGGACACGGACGAGGACACCTCGAGGCCGTTCTCCACGGCGTACTCGTTCAGTACGCGCAGCGTCTTGACCAGCTCGCCCGTGGGCATCTTCCGGATGAGGTGCTGGCCGATGAAGTTCCCGTCGTCGTACGGCAAGGTACGCCCGCTGGGCAATGGCGCCTCGATTCCCTGCTCGGTGTGGCGAGGCTCGGGAATGACCTCCACTGCTGGCGAATCCGTTACGGGCTCCGTACGTGCGGGCGGGACCGGTTCGGGGACGCTGACGGACTGCCGCGCAGCGGTACGCGGCTCGGGGGGTTTTACGGCCGTAAAACTCTCCGGCCGGGTCTGGGCCGGTGCCGCCCTCGCGGCAGACGCGGCAACCGGGATCGGCTCGGCAGGAAGTGTCACGGGAGCGGCAGGCGTCGGGGGTGCCTGCTTGGCTTCCCTCCGGGCGGCCGTACGGGCGGCGGCGGCCGCGGCCTTGCGCCCCTGCTCCTCTTCCCACCACTGCAACTGCTCCTGGACGCCCCAGGCCTTGTCACGGGCCAGCTTCCCAAGGGACCTGGCCGACTCGAGGGGAAGAGCCTTCTTGCGGACCAGGTGCTGAACATCGGGCGCCAGGTGCGTCAGGAGGATGCGCTGGGTGACCCAGCCGTCGACGCGTTCGAAGTGCTGGGCGACCGCCCGGTTGGAGCCGAACTCGGCGACCAGGGCCTGTACGGCGTAGGCCTCTTCGATGGGGTCGAAGTTCTGCCGGTCGACGTTCTCGGAGACGACCGCTTCCATGAACGCCTTGCGGCTGACCGCGAAGTCGTCGTCGATCACGCAGTTGAGCATTGGGAGACCGACGACTGTGGCAGCACGGTAGCGGCGCTCGCCGCTGACGATGACGACGTCCACGTCACCGACGCGGTCCTCGTGATCGGGCCACAGTTTCAGGTACGCGGCCCGGGTGACGACGGGGCAGGGCTGGTTCTGGCGCCGTGCCAGGCTCTTACCGAAGTCGATCAGGTCGTCCTCGGTGCCGAAGTCCTTTCGCGGGTTGACCTGGTTCGGTGAGATCCGGGAGAGGGGAACCCGCAGCAGCCGGCCCGCAGCCTTCGTGTCGAGACGAGCGGCGTCCTCGTCGTCGTCGAAGAAGTCATCGAACTCGTTCCGGGAAGCCACTACTTGCCCCCCGCGTACCGCTGGCGGCGCAGCTGGTGCTCGAGGGCCAGGGCGAGGAAGTCCTGCTTGGCTTTCGTGGCGGTGTGGTTGCTCTCGTACTGCGTGCAGAAGCGTCCGTCAGTGATGCCGCGGGCGTGCAGTTTGTAGCGGCGGATGGTGGAGCTGTAGAGCGACCATCCGCGCTTGGTCACCATGCTGCGGGTTCGCTCGAGGTCCGCTTTGCTGTCGCGGGGGTCCCAGTTGGAGAGGACGACTCCGTAGGGGAGCTGGCGAGGGATGACGACCTGCTCGATGGTCGTCTTGGTGGGGGTGAACCCGGGGCCGTCTGTTTCGAGGGGGACGATGACGTCGTCGGCGACATCGAGGATGGCGCGCAGGGAGTCACCAACGGTTCCGTCGCCGAGTGGGTCGATGGAGTCGGCTACCCCGTTGAGGGGGAGGAAGCCGGGGGTGTCGACGATGATGATGTCGGCTTTGGCGCGGCGCAGGCGGCGCAGGTTGTCCACGTTGGAGCTGGCGTCGACCACGCGGAAGGGGACGGGGCGGCCGGCCTTTTCGACCCTGGTCGCCCATTCGATGCTGGTTCCCTGGGGGTCTATCGAGACGACGGCGACGGACTGGTCGCCGTTGCCGTTGTTGCCGAGGATCTCTGAGTAGACGGCGGCGAGGTTGACCGTGATGGTCGATTTCCCAATGCCGCCCTTCTGGTTCAAGAGCACGGTGATGTAGGGCATGTTCTGTTCTCCGAGTGCTTCCCGATGTTCCGGTACTTCGGACGGGGAGCATCCTCTCAGACGCGCCAGCGGGTTCTGGAGAGGCGTGCGGAGTCCGGGGAGTTTTACGGCCGTAAAACTCGAGCGGCTACGCCTCGTCCTCGTCGTCCTCGTCGAGCAGGGCGAGGCCTTCGGGGTATACCGGCTCCTGGAACAGCTGGTGGCGCTCCCATGCGAGCGCGGGCCGGGTCTGCCGGAGCGAGGCGGTGGCTTGGGTCTTGGTGGCGGTCTGTGGCATCGGGGGCTCCTCAGGCGGTGATGAGGTGTTGGGCGCGGGCGTAGTCGTCCAGCCAGGCCCGTTCCTCGCGCTCCTCCTGCCGGTGCCACTCGGGCGTGAACTCGGCGGGCGTCTCGGTGTCTTCGAGCGCGCGGGTCAGGGTCTCCAGCATGGTCGGCTCCGTTCGTGCGGGGTGATCGCGAACAGGCTGCCGCAGATCTTGCGGGGTGTTCCCTCCGCTCATGCGACGTCGAAGGCGCGGCGCACCGGTGCCGCGTCGCCACCGCCGCGCTTCCGGGCGATCGCAGCCCGGCGGATCTGTTCGGCCCGGTCCACCGCGGGCGCCGTGAGGCGCTCGAGCTCGGCGACGGCGTCCGTGAACGCGGTCTCCGGCTCCCGATTGGCGGGGTGGGCCAGGACCTGGTTCTGTCGCTCGATGGCGTCGACGACGTGCGGATCGGTGGGCTCCCGGCTGGCCTTGGCGGCCTGGTGGGCCTCGAAGGTGCGGCGGAAGCCGGCGCTGGCGGTCTCCCTGGTGCGGACGGGCGCGGGCTCCGGAGCGGGTTCCTCTGCGGCAGGGGGCGGCGCAGCGGTGGCTCCGGCGGCCAGGACTCGAATCTTGCGGACCGCGGGCCGGCCCAGCCGGTCGTTGAGGTGCTTGGCCAGCTGCCGCTCGAAGAGACGGATCTGCGTGGCGTATGCCGGACTCGAGGGCCGCAGGGTGAGTAGACCGTGTTCGGCGTCGTAGCTGACGGGCTGCACGGTGGTGGCGAGTTCGGTGGGGCAGATCTGCGTCCACTGGTCGATGAGTTCGCCGCCGCCGATGCTCTCCTTCCAGCCTTGTTCGGCGGTGAGGCGTTCGAGGATGCCGCCCAGCCCCATGGGGTCGCGGCCGCCGGTGCGGCTGTCTCGGACAGTGCGGCGGGTTTTGCGGACGGGTCCGGCCGGGCGGGTCTTCGCGGCCGCGCGGGCGGCGGCGAGGACCTGGCGGGCGAGGTCGGCACCGGAAGCGGTGGGCTCAGCCATGGTGGTTCTCCACTCCGGAGTCGGGGAAGTCCCACCGGCCGCGGTCGTTCAGGTAGATCGCGCCGAGCCGGTGCGCCTCGCGGACCGTGCCGACGCCGTCCGCAGCGTGATCGATGGGCCCCAAAGCTTCGATCTCCGCAAGCTCGCGGGCCTGCGCGTCGGTCATCGTGCCGGCGCTGGCGGCCAGGGAGGTGACGACCTGGTAGGTCATCTCCAGCAGTTCGCTGATCTGCTGCGCGGTGCACGTTGCGGGCCCGGTGAAGGGGTCGTCCATGACGAACGCGTCCTGGCGGATGCACTGCTCCAGCCGGAAGTCCGCGACCGTCAGGGGGCCCTCGTACTCGTCCTGGAGCCAGGCTGTGCCGTCCTCGCCAAACTCCTCGATCAGGAGGTCATCAGGGCACTGCTGGTCGTAGCCGGGGTGCTTCGGGCGGGCGGCGGGCATGGGGGCCGTGAAGGGGTTGCGGCGGCTCTTGTGCTTGGCGTTGCGGCGCTTCTTCGACTTGGGCATGTCGTGTCCTGTCAGATGCGGGAGTAGCTGGCGGTCCGGGCGTCCTGGCCGATGGCGTACTTGCACAGGGCCAGGCCGTACAGGTCGATGGCGTCGTCGGGGTCGTCCTCGTAGTGGGCGATGACCTCGGGCCAGTTGTTCCAGTCCATGCGGACCGCCTTGCGGTCTTCGTCGGTGCGCTCCGGTTCGGGCGCAGGCTGGGCGAACAGCGCAGCCAGGGAGGCGAGGTCCGCCAGCTCACGGGCCGCGGTGCTGTCCTCCCAGGCGACGGCCTGCGCCAGGTCGTCCTGCATCTGCCGGTCCTGCTCGAGGCGCTCCTGCGCGGCCTGCAACTCGGCGGCGAGGAGGCGGTGCGGGCGGTCGGGCTGCCAGGCGAACCCGGCGGCGCGGGTGTGCCCGGCTTCGACGGCGAACCGGACGGCCTGGTCCTCGGTCCACTGCTGCTCGCCCATGTCGGCGCACACCCACCGCAGCTGGTCATGGGTGGCCCGGCACATCCACGGAACGCGGCTGCGGATGGCCCTGGCGAGCTTGTCCCCGAGCTGCATGCCCGCGGCGGTGACGGGGACTCCGAGGATCGTGGCCCGCTTCTTGCCGCTGGCGGTCTTGGTCGTTGCGGGGGAGTTGTTTCGCGACCGCGTTGCGGTAGTAGTAAAACCACCCACTAGATCAACCTGACCCACTTCCTTAACCACCGTTAGGGAAGGGGGCGCATGGCCCTCCGAACTGGAGTTATCCACAGGCGGGTTATCCACAGGCTTCTGCTGGTCCCGGAGGTCCACAACGATCCGCGCGGTGTACCCGGAGCCGACGATGCGGTGACCCATGGCGTGGTCGTACGAGGGCGGGATGACCGCGGCGTACACGGTGGCGGTGGCCGCGTATCCGGGGAGGCCGAGGATGGGGCGCACGTTGGTGCGGGTGCCGTGTTGGACCCATGCGAGGGCGCCCAGCTCCCGCAGGTACTTCACGTGGCGCTTCACGGTGGCCTTGTCGATGCCGAGGCGGGCCGCGGTCTCGAGCATGCAGTAGCGGGCGTGTCCGGTGTCGTAGTCCATGCGCGCCGCGAGGTCTTCGGCGACGCGCTGCGTGGTGGCGTTCGCGCGGCCGTGTAGGCCGGCTGCGATCAGCCACGCGACTGCGCGAAGCCACCGACGCGGGCCGCTCCGGCGCGAGGCAGTGCACGCCACCTCTTGGGCGGCGCCGCGGACGAGAGCAACCTGGCCTGCACTGTAATCGTTCGTGCGTTCGATTTCGACAGTAGGGACGTGCGTGTCGCGGGTGGATTCGGTGCACTGGGTGTCACCCGCGCGAGGGGAGATAAGCGGCGAATCACCCGGGCGGGGAGCGGGAAGCTGACAAACGGTCGTGCGGTGCTGCACTATGTACCTGCCTTCGTTGATGGCCTTGCGGGAACGCAAAAGCCCTCGTTGGCGGTGAAGTGGTTCGTGGAGAACCTGTAGGTCGCTCGAATCTCGGGCCGGTCGCCAAACCGGATCGAAGTTCGGGCCTTAGCTCCGAGCGTCAACTCGGGGCCGTGGCACGAAGGCCGCGCACGGTGCGCCAAACACCAGCGGCCAAGGCGGTAGAGGCAAAGGACCTCCCGCCCAGAACATGAGCTACGTCAACTGATCTCCCTCAATGGGTGAGGTCTGTTCAGTCCGCTCAACGATCTCGAAGCGAACTGGGCTCGGTAGAGATCCGCCGCTGGGATCTCCCGTCTCGAAGTACAGGGATTGCAGCAAGGAGGCGAGACTGCGTTCCTTGCTATCCAGGGCGAAACCGACCTGCTTCCCGGACACCTGCGTACGCAGACGAACTGTGCGCGCCGTCAGAGTGAGGGAGGTTCCGCGCGCGAAGAAGACCTCCACCGTGCGTTGCACTCGCTCTGGTTCCAGGTGCCAAGCCTGCTGCCGGGCAGGGACTCGCGGCTTGGGGCGGGGGCAGGAGATGGTGACATCCCAGACGCGGGCGCTCGGCGCTCCGCCCTGGGCGGTCATGCGATGGAAGGGGTAGTGGTGACAGTGGCCGAAACGCTCAACGCCGGTGTGATCTTCACGGCGGAGGTTCGGGTCTCACTGTCTGATCGCCCGGGTGTCCGGGTAGTCTGAGCCATGTCGGCACCTTTACTTCGTCGCAAGCGTTGTGGTGTCGTCAGCCCTCGCGTTCCGGCTTCGCAAACCGGGACCGCCACCAAGGTGGCAGCGGGGGCTTCCGACTTTGTCGGAGTGCGTCCTCCGCGCAGCCTCGCAACTGACTGCACCTCAAACGCAAGGCTCAGCCTACCGTTTCGACTGGTCATCTGTCCCGGTCCCTTCCCTCCGTGTCTTACGTACTACTAGTCACACCGCAGTTCAGTGCTCCCGGGTCCCGCCCACCTCGTCGTCCGCGGGATGCGCGGCCGCAACCAGACGAAGCGAACGCCCCACCGTCGCGCCCATCGCCTCGAACCCGGCATCCTGCAACTGGCCCTGGAGACGCGTCAGCTCATCCCGATAGAACCTCGGAGACGCCGCGTACTGGGCCGCCTGCCACACCACCGCCGCCGCCCGATCCCAGATCTCCTGCACCAGCACCGGATCCGCGTCCGGGAAGAGGTCCATCGGCAACTTCCGAGGCGTACCAGCCGTCTTCAACTGGCCCGCCGCCATCAACCCGGACAGGTACTGAGCCGTCGACGCGTGACGGCCCCCGCACACAAAATCCGCAGCCGACGGCGGCACCTGCTCCTCGGACGCTCCGGCAGCGTGCTTGGGGAGAGAGGGAGTGGTCATGCGGCAGCCTCCAGCGGCGTGGCAGGGAACAGGGAACGAACATCGACGACCCGCGCAAGGCCGGCTTCCATCTCAGCGAGCAGCAAATCCAGCTGCCCGGGCACATCCACGAACCGGGCCCGCAACGGCGGCCGCCGCTCCCCCCTCCGCACCACGGGGGCCACCTCCTCCGTCACAGGCAGGCGGGCCAGGAGACGCTCGAACTCCACCGCCCACAACAGCAACTGGCCGTTCGGCTCGACCGTGTGGGTCTTCACCCCCGACGGGCACGCCGGCACCGTGCCGTCATCCGCGACCACCAGGTCGGCGTCGACCAGACCGCGTTCCACCGCCGCGGTGAGGAGCTCCATCCGCGACGCCGTCCGCGACAAGCCCATGAGCGTGACGATTGCCGACCGCTGCCAGCCCGCCGTCCGCACATCCATCCGCGCCGCGGCCGCCACCTCATACGGATCCGTGTGCGCCGCCAGCGCCCGCAGCACCGCCAACTTCTGCACAGTCCGCAACTGACGGTCCGGCGCCGGTGCTGTCACCTCGTGCCGCGTCTTCACGAACGCCCGATGCCGCTCCAGGGCAGTCATCCCACCGAGGATCGCGTACGGCTCCGCCAGCTTCCCGCCCACCGTCACCGACGACCCGTACGCCAGACACTGCAGCATCACCGGACAGCCCACACACACCTCGACCGCCGCCGCCTCACGGGCACGCCGCTCGTGCTGCTCCTCCCCACCATCCACATCCGGGGCCTGCCACGCCCCCACCGGCAGAGCGTTGTCGCCGGCAGCCACAGCCGGGTTGTCCGGGTCGGGAGCGCAGCCCCGGTACCGGTAGTGGGAATGCTCGGTCAGCTGCTGCTGGGCGGTCGTCGGGTCCATCGTCTTCATGCGGATCCCCCTTCCGGGTCGTGATGGGTAGCGAGAGCGGAGTCCAGGACCAGATCCGCGGCATCCAACACCGCCCGGTCCTCGAGCACCGCGTGAAAGCGGACACTGAACGCTTCGATGTCACGGATGTGAGCGGCGCCCTCGAGACGCCGAACGGCGCGCTCCGCGAGCAGAGCGCGCCGCAACTTGCGATGCCGGCGCACAGCGAGCGCACCGCACAGAGCCGCCGCGGTGAGGACCGCGGCAACGGCTATCGGACGAACAGACACGGCCTTCACCTCCAGGGCAGGGGCAGGGATGAACGGGGACGGGAGAGCAGTCAGGGGCGGAAGAGCGCGTTGACCTCGGTGGCACGCTCCACCGCCAGGCGAGCCGCGTCCTCCGCCCGCTCCCGCGCCTCCGCCCTGGCCCGCTCGAACGCGTCAGCCGCATCGAGCGCAGCCCCATCAGCAGCGGCCTGCTCCTGCGTGGAAAGGCGCCGCCACGCCCGCATCTGCTCGACATGGGCGGGAACGCTCGAGCGGCGCTTCTCCCGCCGCAGCATCCACGGGATGCCGAAGACAGCGATCAGCAGAAGCAGCAAGGGAATCGACGCCCCAAGGATTCGGGCAGCAGGCATGACGGAGCTCCGTTCGGCGGTGGCCGGATGTGGGATGTGGTGCGGAAGCCCCGTGGGGTAGGGCTGGAAGGTCAGGCGGCGGAACTGATCTCGTCCGCGCCATTCATCGGGATACCGAACCCGGCAGCGACAACGTGCTGGGCCAGCAAGCAGGGGACGGCGTTCCCGATCTGTTCGAGCTGCTTGGTGCGGCTCCCCCGCCAGGCGTGATCAGCAGGGAAGGACTGGAGGGCGGCGGCGTCCTGGACGGACAGGCGGATCGTGTCCCGGCGACCTCCCCGATAGGCAGGCAGATCCTCCGCAGCCACCATGCGGGTGCACTCGATCCAGCGGCCCGCATCCCGCTCCCCGTACAACGTCGCCCGGGCGCCGGATCCACCGACGCACGAAGGGTCGGGCCCACCGGCCGCCGTACCGACCGCGACCGTCAGCGCCGGACGGGCCGTCATGCCCCAGCCGATCGCGTCGGCCATGGACACCCACGGCAGGAGACCAAAAGCCTCCTGGACCTCGGTGACACCCTTCCGGTAGCGCTGGTGGGTCGGCTCCGGAAGCCGTGCCTCGCCGTTCAAGGAGGCCACGAGAAACGCCCGCGCACGGGTCTGGGGGACGCCGTACTCCTCGGCGGACAGCCTGCCCGTCACGACGCTGTAGCCCTCCGCACGGAGGAGCTCCGCGAACGCCTCCCACACCGGGAGCACAGTGGGCACCTGCTCCAGCATCACCGTCCCGTACGGGCGCCCCGCATCCATTGCTTCCAGGGCCCAACGCAGCGGCTCCAGCACCAGGCCCGTCCGCTCATCGTCGAACTCCTTCAGCGCCGGGGCGATGCTCTGCCGGGCGGCCAGCCGCTCCGAGAGGGCGAGGACCGTGTCCAGCGCCGCGCGGCCCCGGCCCTTGCCCCCGACCGAGAACGGCTGACACGGAGGCGAGCCGATTACGTCCGTCGCCTCCGGGAAGTCGGACGGGCCGAAGTCCCGGACATCACCTTCCACAGTCGCCAGGCCGACCGCGCGGCGCGTCTCGCACGCCGCGTGATCCCGCTCGATACCGACCACCTCCAGGCCGAGCCGGGTAGCCCCGACGTCCCAACCACCGGGGCCGGCGAACAAGTCGACGATCACGCCGCCACCTGCCACTCCATCATCGGCACACCCGAAACGGCGGACACCACGTGAGCGGCCAGCAGCGGCGGAACGGCATTGCCTATCTGCTCGAACTGCTTCGTCTTCGTCCCCTGCCACGGATAGTCGGCGGGAAAGGACTGCAACACGGCGGCCTCGGCCTGCGTGATGCGGACCGTCTCCGGACTGGCGAACTGCGACTCCCCCTTGGCGGACCGGTCGCGGTGACCGGGCGGGGCGATCCGGTCGGTGGCACACACCGTGGTCGCGGGGCGCTGCTGGACCCACTCGATCCTGGCGGAGTTGTTTCCGAACGCCATCGTCGGGGCGGGCTCGTCTCCTGCACGGATCGCCGCGTTCGGCTGGTTGCCATTCCGCAGGACCCACGACACGTCGTTGCAGCGGGCCCCCAAAAACAGCGTCCCGGCCGGCTCGTCCAGCTCGCGGACAGCGGCGTTCTTCTGCGTGCCGTTGCGCAGCGCCCACGACCGGGCCTTCTCCGTCAGGCACCATGACGGGCCGTCCGCCGGAAACTCGTTCCCGCCAGGCGTCTTCCGCTCGCCGCGCGTATTGACGAACAGACCGCCATCCCAGCCGAGCGCTTCAGCCATGGAAACCCAGCGGGCCCGGCCCGGCCCGAACAGACCGGCATCCTCAGCGCGTTCGGCGTGCGTGGGCTCGGGCGCGGTCACAGACCGCACCCGGGAGGCGATCAGGATGGCCCGGCGACGGGTCTGCGGTACCCCGTAGTCGGCGGCGTTCAGGATGCCGACCCACACCGAGTAGCCCCAGCCACGGAGTGTCTCGGCGTACTGCTTCCACAACGGCAGCACGTCGGGCACCTCTTCCATGCAGACCCACTCGGGCCGCAGGTCGAACAGCCACCGCATCGGCTCGGCGGCGAGAATGCTCCGCTGGTCCTTGCACGCCGCCTTCAGCTCTGACCGGGTGTCACGGCCATACGCGAGGTCGTGGACGGCCTGGTGAACAAGCGGCTGGTCCGCCAAACCGAGCCCCTTCCCGGCACGCGACCACGCCTGGCACGGGGGAGACCAGATCTGCTTCTTCGCCCGACCCTTGAACGGCGCGGTCGGGTACTGGGCGACGTCGCACTGGACAGTCAGATGGCCTGCGACAGCGCGCGTCTTGCACGCTGCGGTGTCCCATTCCAGTCCCACGTCACGGAGGCCCAGGAGGCGCAAGCCTTCCGACCAGCCTCCAGGACCCGCGAACCCGTCGAGGATCGTCATCAGGCGGCCTGCCCTTCACCGGCGTCGGCCTGGACGGCCTGCTGCTTCAACTGGGCGATCCGGCGCGTCAGGAGGTCCTCGACACGCACGTCCATCTCGCCGACCTTCACCGTCTCGTCCAGCAGACCGTGCTTCCGGGCGTCGGCAAGGTTCTGCTCACACGACAGGCGGTTCGACCAACCTGCATTGATCTTCCCCTTCAGTGCCTCCAGGGTCGTTCCGCCCGCCTGCTCCTGGCGGCGCGCGTCCTCACGCTGCTCCGCCGGCCCGGTCTGCTCCTGCTCCGGCGGGACGGTGTCCTCGGTGGGCTGCGATCCCGGCTCGGGCCGCACCGGGGCATCGTCCGGCTCCGGAAGCGGCGCCGCAACCTTCTCCCACTGCTCCGGCGGATGCGCGGCAGAGAAGTTGACCACCGGGGCCGGGGAGCCGTCGTTGTACAGGGACAGCCCGAACGCGTCCCCCAAGTGGGTAGCGGCCCGCTTGAACGCCTGAGACGACGCGGTCTTCATCCCCATGTCGTGCGCGTCGGCCAGGTTCGGCAGGTTGTTGCCCGCCCCGGCCGCTTCGCCGTCCCAGTGCCCCAGCTCCCGTCCCTGCACGTCCTTCACGATCAGACGGACTTGCGCCCGGTACACGACCGTCCACTTGGAACGGTTCCCGTTGGGAGTCTCGATCTCCCTGACCAGAGCCAGCTCGCGGTTCTCGGTGTCGTAGCCGGCGAACCCGAACACGCGGAGCAGGTACCGCTTGATGTCCCAGGCCTGCATGTGCGCGAAGCCCTTGTCGTCCTTACCGACACGCTTGGGGTCGACGGCCCGGTGCAGCAGCCGAAGCTGAGGCGCGGTGAAGCGGCTGACCTGGTTTTGGGTGTGCGGGGTGGGGCCCTCCGCCGTCGTGCTGGCGGGGGCCTCGGTGGCCGTGGCCATGAGGTCTCCTAGTGATGCGTGATGTGGCAGCCAGCCCGGGGAAGTCGTGGTCCTTCCGACCCGGGCTGGCCGCGCGGCCGCTACTCGGCGGCCGCCTCAGACTCTCCGGCCGCAGCCGGGTACTTGCGGGCGATCCACTGCACCGCGATCTGCCGGGCGTTCAGCTTGTACCCGCGGCCCGTCGGCCAGTCCTTCTCAGCGACCATCCGGTCCGCCGCGGCCTCCACCTCGGCCACCTTCGCCTGCGGCGCCCGCACGTTCAGGACCGACTTCGCCTGACCCGCCCCGTGCGCCGCACGCTGCGGCTTCTCCGGCACGAACTCGCCGGACAGGAACGCCTGCCAGCCCTCCAGGACATCCGCGCTCAGGTTGGCCGACCCCTCATAGGCGCGCAGGTGCAGCGCCGACTCGATCGGGATCGCCACGTTCGGATCTCCGCCCTGCGAAGAACGGGCCTCCGCCTGGCCGGCCGCGTTCAACGCGTACTCGAGAACGGTCTGCACCGCATCCGCCTGCCGTACGGCGCCACGCGAACGCAGCGACTCGATGGCCAGCTCAACCTGCGGGGCGGCTTCAGTGACGCGGGCGCGCTTGCTCGGGGGCATGGGAACGGCGTGTCCTTCCGGTCGCCGGCGCCGCTCAGTGCGTCCGGGCGGGCGCCGCGTGTGGGGTGTGGGCACGCCTAGTCTCCTCCACTTTCTATTGCGCGCACACCGGGGGGTGTGTGCTCCCGGGCCGTTCCCGGTACCCCAGATCATACGCACCCTTGTATTGCGCGCGCAATAGATAGATGGGTAAGGTGAGACCACACCACAGCGAGGGGGACCCCACCATGAAGCACACCAAGAACCAGAACCGGGTCAAGACCCTCGCCGACCTCTACCGAGCCCTCGCCCGCCAGGAGGCCGTAACGATCACCTACCTGAAGCCCGACGAGACCGAGCCCACCATCCGCACCATCGAGATCAGCGAACTGCGCACCAGCAGCGTGAAGATTTCCAAGACCGGAGAGGTCGAGGGCGGCGACATCTACGTCATCGCCATGTGCCGCCTCCGCGGCCAGGCAAGGGAATTCGCGTTGTCCGGCATCATCAGCTACACGCTGCACCGCGTGGCGTACGTCCTGGAGCGTCCCGCCAACACCACCTACCAGACCCCCGAGCCCCAGCCGGCCGACGACGCGGACGCCTTGTTCTTCTACGAGCTGGCCCGCGACCAGGACGACGCCGACTACCGGCCGCGCCGCAAGCTCGCTCAGACCGACACCGACCTCGCCGCATAAGGGGCCCTGATGCGTACCCACGCCACCGCACAGCTCATCGGCGACCGCTCCCACCAGTGCGACGCCACCGCCACCTACACCCACAACGGCATCCACGCCTACGCCCTCCTCGACGGCATCGGCTCCACCGACGAGATCCGCGACTGGACCCGCACCGCCGCCCGCCGTCTGGCCCGCACCGCCGCCGTCCACGCCGACGCCGAGGCCGGCCTGCGCGCCGTGTACGCCCGGTACGCCGCCGAACCCGACCGGCAGGACCCGTACAACCGGCTGCCGACAGCGTGCGCCGTCATCGCCGTCCACGCGCCGGGGAAGCCGCTCACGGTCGCCTGGTGCGGCGACGCCCGCGCCTACGTCCTCACCACCAGCGGCACCACGCTGCGGCTGACCGAGGACCACAACCTGCGGCGCGTCTGGCCGCCTCACGGCAACCGCAACCGGATCACGTCGTGGCTGGGTTCGGAGCTGACGGACGAGCAGGTGAAGAGCGAAGTCGGGCACCCGGCGATCGAGACCGCGATCCGCCACCCGGTCCGTGAGCGTCTCCTTCTCGCCTCTGACGGCGCCTACGAGCCGCTCGAAGACAACGGGCTCACCCTGTCCGACTACCTCACCGGCACCCCCGCAGAAGCCGTCCGCCGCTTCACCGAGTCCGCCATCGCCTTCGCCGGTGAGTACGCGGACAACGCCACCGTCCTCATAGCCGACCTGGCGCACGCATGACGAAGGCCACCGACCCGAACCGGGTGGGTGGCCTGAGATCCACGAATGGCGCAAGCGCAGCTTAGCCGAACATCTCCCCATGCTGGTAGAGGCGTTGAGCAACTTCTGCACCACCCCGGCCCGCTCCCCGGAAAACGTCCGGGTTGTCAGCGGCCACCACTAGACTTCCGATCCAGCGGCACGACGCGTACGCCGCCAGCCGAACACCCCACCGTCGCACCCACGCTGCGACACCGGGCAGGCGAAGGTCTCACGGGGCCCGCGAAGAACAGCACCCTTCCTGTCACGGCACCCTCTGTGCGGCGGAAGGCGTGGGCACCCGCCGAGAAACCGGAGACTCACCGTGCCGAAGAAGCAGTCGACCGCCGCGAAGAAGGCCCGCGCCGCCCAGCGCTTGGCCGGCGGCAAGCACACCGCCCTGCTGGCCGCGCAGGTGTGCGGCGAGCGCCTGGACCCGTTCCTTGAGTTCCCTGAGACCTGCGCCCGGGCGCCGCACTCCCCGTGGGAACCGCACTCCGAGGACCGGGACTTCGACATTGCCGCGTGGCGGGAGAAGGTGGCCGCCGAGCAGGCGGCGGAGGAAGCCCGTCGGGCCGCCCTCACTGACGAAGAGCGCGCCGAGGAGGATGAGCAGGCCCGGGAGTGGGAGTACGACGAGATGCGGGCGGCCGCAGCCGCCGAGTACCCGAACGACGAGAAGTACTACGGCGACGAGGACTGACCGTGCCCAACACCCGCAACGTCGAAGAGATCGCCCGCGCCTCCGGCTATGAGAAGCACGGCACCACCTTCCTCGGCGGCAGCTTCGCCTCCTGTATCTGTCCGAAGAAGCCGTGCGGCGGTGTTGCATCGGACGATGAGCTGCAGGACTGTCCCGAGCATCGTCGGACGCCGACGCAGCTGTGGCACTGGGCTGCCGAATGCCCGGGAGACGCCGCCGTCTGAGCATGCCTGCGGGCCCGGCTGGTGGAGTGCGCGGGCCCGCGGCAGGGGCGGGAGCGCAATCAAGGGGGTACTCGCTGCGACCGCCGTCCGGGCACCGTACGTCCCCCAGCCCCCGTGAGGGAACACCCCGGACGTGCGGAACTCCGCCGGCTGACGCGCCGTGAGGGGAGCAGGGGCAACGTCCCGCCGCATCCGGCATAGGTTGCTGTCACGGCCCCCGGACACCGCCCCCGGATCCCGCCGATACCGCATCTGACCTGCAAACTTCCAAAACTTCGGCCCCCACCCTCCAACCCGCACACGCGCGCCGCCCACCCCGCACATTCCCGGGACCCGCACCACAAGCAGCACCTGGGCCGAGGCAGCTCAGAAGTTTTGTAATCGATCACCCGGGGGTTTTCGGGCAGGATAGGGGCATGGACCCCGAGGAACTGCTCAACGACTGGCTCGCCACCAGCGCCCTGCGGCCCTCCACCCGCGCCGAATACCACCGCGAAGTGAGCTCCTTCCTCACCTGGTGCGCCCGCCGGCCCCGGCCCGTCGACCCCATCGCGGCCCGACCCGCCGACATCGCCCAGTGGTCCCACGACACCTACCTCCGTGAACTCCTCGACGGCCGGCCCTTCGACGGACCCGACGCCCTCGGCTACCTCGCCGACCACCACCCCGACGCCGCCCGCACCCACGACCGCCGCATCACCGCCCTCACCGGCTACTACGACGCCGCCACCGCCCGCCGCATCATCACCATCCCTCCCGACCTGAAAGTCCTGCGCTCCGGTGTCCCCCGGCCGCCCGGCGCCAAGAACCGGTTGACGCCCCGCGAACGCGCCGTCCTCCTCGCCTGCACCGGCGCCTGGGGACCCACCCGCTCGAAGCACTGGGAACGCGACCAACTGTGCGTCTACCTCCTCCTCGAGGGCCTCCGCCCGGCGCAGATCGTCCGCATCGACCGACGCCACCTCTACCCCCAGCCCGACGGCTCCTGGGACGTGCGCGCCCCCGACGACGCAGAGAACGTCGGCAAAAAAATCACCCTGGACCCGCTCACCGGCGCGGCATTGAAGGCCTACCTGGCCGTACGCCTCGAGCCAGCCGACCCCGGCGAGCACACCCTCATCCTCTCCAGCCGAGGAACCGCCACCTTCTCCCGCTGGCCCAACAAGCTCATAGGGCAGATCACCGCCACGCACCCGCTGCTCGCCGAACGCGACCCCGCCATCACCGCGGACGCCGTCGCCCACACGGGCCTGTGGGACACCCCCGGACAGGGCGACTAGGTCAGGTCGACCGTGGAGTTGTCGTCCCAGCCGTCCTCGATCTGGAAGTAGCCGTTCATCGACCTCGAGTGCCGGGCCCACCCGCCCTGGTCGGCGATGACGATGGCGTCCTTGCCCTGCTTGCGGGCGGTGGAGGCGTGGCCGATGCGCAGGCTGTGGCCGGTCCAGGCGAGGTCGACGCCGGCGCGGGTGCTGATGCGTTTGATGGCGCGGGTGATGGAGTCGGGGACCATGCCGCCGGTAACGCGGCCGGAGCGGTGGATGCCGACGAACGCGGGCGCGTCCGGGGCCAGCCAGCGCGGGTCGGCCTCGGCGGCCATACGCTCGCGGTACGCCTTCCACGCTTGGACGGGGCAGATCTCAGGATCCTTCTGGTATCGGATCTTGGCGTCGCGGACGGAGTGCTTGGTCTTCCCGGTGAGGATGGAGATGACCAGGCCGCGCGGGTGCAGGGTGACGTCTCCCGCGAGCAGGCCGGCGGGGTCCTGGGCGCGGGCGGCGTAGTGGAAGCCGGTGAGGATGAGCGCCTTGTCGCGTGCGCCCGCCAATGTGTCGGGGCAGGCCCGTACGACGCGGTAGAGGTCGGGGACTTGGGCGGTGGATGCTTTGCCGCGGCCGCGGCGTTCCTTGTTCTGCAGCAGCTTGACGGTCAGGCCGTCGAGGGCGGCGCGCGCTTCGGCTTGGTCGTCGCGGCTGACGGTGACGTCTCGGTCGCGGAGTTCGACGACGGTTCCGGCGAGGATGGTGGAGGCCGAACTGGGGGCGTATCCGGTGCCGTTGGTCTGGCCTTGGCGGAGCATCCAGGCGACGTAGGCGACGAGCGCGCCGCGGGAGCCCTCGAGAAGTGGCAGGCCCTGGGAGCTGGTGAAGCGTTCCCACACGCGCCAGCTCTTGGTGTAGGTGTCGGTGGTGTTCTCGGGGGTGATCTCTCGTGCGACGGCGTCCGCGAGGTCTTCGGCCTGGGCGAGCCGGTGGGCAGTGTCGATACCGTGCCGGGCGGCCCACTTCTGGATGAGGGCCGCGCGTTCGGGGCTGGTGGTGGTGTCGAGTTCGGTCACGGCCGCCAGTCCTCGCGGTAGCCGGGCCGGTCCGCGTAGGGAAGGGCGGCGTGCGCCACGGCGACGCGCAGCCCTTCCACCCGGCCGACGTCCACCATATCGGCGAACGAGCCGAGAGCCTCCTCGGACTCGGCGTACTCGGTAAGCAGCTTCCGCTTGGCGTCAAGCTCGCGCAGTCCGAAGCCGACGTCGCGGTATGGAGTCGCCCTGGCGGCTTCGAGGTGCAGTACGCACGAGTCGTACTCGTCGTAGGCGGCGGGGTCCTGGCCCTCGTAGTTGATGCACGGACCGTCATGACCGTCGCGGTAGCGGAGGAGCGCGGCCCGGTCCTCGGCAAGTTGATCTCCGAGCCACTGCGCGATGTCTTCCACGGGTCCTCACCTCTGTGTGATCGGATAAGGAGAGGTTATCCGACGCCACACGCGATGATCCCTCCGCTCACCGGGCGCCGAACACACGTTAAGCGCTGCTGAGAGAGGGATCCTGCCGGTTTCATCGGCGGTTCCCCCACACGACGAGGGCGATGCGGACACAGACGACCGGCCAGGCGATGAGGAGCACGGCCACGAGGAACGGCAGCTGGTCCTCGAGGTCCCACAGCAGGAACCCGGGATCGTCTTCCTCTGGGCAGGACTTGATGAATCGGATGATCTCGTAGGACGAGAGCATCCAGCCGAATACCCAGACGAACGCCAGGACTAGGAAGGGAAGGGGCATCATGCCGTCAGCGTGTCACCTTTGATCTGGCGTGTTCCCCACGGATCTGATCCCTGTCGGCCGGGGAAATATCCATTATCCGGAGCCAGGTGCACCGTTGCCCACGAGCGGCGTCGGTCAGACCTCCTCGACTGTGACGGTGACCGACGTTCGACGGCACGCCAGACGATGCTCGACAGACGACGCAGCCCACGACCGCAGCCGCCCCAGGCGCTCCATAGCCCGCGCGCGGTCCTCGTACCACTCGGTGGTCGTGTGCCAGTTCCCCTGGAAGCCGACCTGCACGGCCCACTCGGTGGACTCGGAGTCCTCGATGAGCACGGACGGGCTGGATATCTGATTCATGGCCATATGTGAGCTTATCGGGAACCATGCGAGGCGTTCCGGTCCAACGACCCGTCAGCGTGCCGCCGCGTTCGAGCCGTTCGATTATTGCCCCAGATCGATCCTAAGCTCGGGCCGTTCCGAGCGTCCGGGCACTTCGGCTCAGTGACGCACGTTCGCGTGCACCTATTGACGCATGCGTTAAACCCTGCGACCATTAACGCATGTGGAAATCCGATGGCCGGAGGGGACGCCCCGTCGTGGGCCCCAAGGTAGAGACCCGGCTCCCTGAATCCGACCTCCAGAAGGTCGACGCCTTCGCGGCGCAGCACGACATGTCCCGGGCGGAAGCCCTCCGCCAACTGACCAGCGACGGTCTACTCCTTGCTGACGCCAGTACCCGAGAGACCATCGCACCGGACGCCGTTCAGAGCCAGAAGATCGCGTCTGGCGCCGTCGAGTCCGGGAAGGTCGACCCGAACGACCCTCTGTTCGTACACACCCTGGTCGTGTGGGCATTGAAGAAGGTCGGCATGGGCCAGGAGGAAGCCGACCAGTACGCGACCGCCCATCAGCAGCACGCGGTAGACGCCTACCGCACCACCGAGAAGTGAGGACACCGACCGTGAGCAAGCCCATCAGCCTCACCACGATCTCGCTGTCCGACGCGCACTGGGTGGACCTTCTGACCACCGCGCGGCTCCACGCCTATCGAGAGGTTCGGGAGATGCCCAACGTGACAACCGCGCAGTGTCAGCAGATCGTGGCGGCGGCCGTCGCTGGGGTTCGCACGCAGATCGAAGAGTGGGCCGCACAGCAGACCACCGACAGCGCCACCGAGCAGTGAGGGCACCGGCCATGGAGCAGGATGAACTGGGCGCGCAGCAGGAGGAATTGCTCCGGGACCTGGACGACGTCCTGGACGTAGAGGCAGGTCTGGAGGACCTGCTCCGCAGGCTCGGCCCGCCCGCCGACCGAACCACCGAGAAGTGAGGACACCGACCATGGCGGACGCGCAACCGCAGCCCACCTCCGGCGGGAGCATCCAGATCGGAGAACCGTCGCAGCTTCAGACTTTCGCGGTCCGCACTCAGGCGGACTGGGCCGACGTCGAGATCGAGCACTATCAGCAGACCGGCGAAACGCCTCTCGCTCGACTGCACCGCGAGAACCTCGACGCGCTCCACGCCGACCGCACCACCGAGAAGTGAGGAGCACGACCGTGAGTGCTGCCGCCTACTCCACCTTCGCCACTGTTTTCGGCTTGATCGCATTCGGACACGGACTGCTCGCCTGGACCAACTGGCGGCGAGGGAAGCGTGGCGCCTCCTTCAACTACCTAGCCGCTGCTGCCGTGTTCTTCGCCGGGGTGGCCTCTTGGTGCGCCATGCTCGGGTAGTCATGGGAGCGCAGCACGAACGCAACGGTGCCCCGGCTGAGGAAAGCAGCCGGGGCACCGGCGTGCACATTACTTCAGCCGAACCTCAATGCCTTGGCCAGCCTGAATCTGCTCAGCGAACTGCGTAAGTTCCGGGTCCGTTACGCTACCGCCGGTGTGCTGAGCCCATATGCGCTGAATCTCAGGCTTGATCTGCGCCAGAGGCTTCCCCTGATAGCGCGCGGCAAGTGTGCCCAGCGCCCGTGTCAGATCGGAGGCCATGCTCGCGATCTCCTGGTTGACCGCCTTCTTCAGCGCCCGGTCATCAAAGTTGAAGTTGAACTCGATGTTGGACTTGGCCACGTGGGCCTCCTTGTGCAGGGACTCCCGCGCTCACAGAGCCCCGCGGCCCCCGGCAGTCCGAACTGCCTCAACGGTACTAGGTGCCACTGACAACAGGCGTTCCGCTACTTCTTCGCCTGCCGCTCCCGTACTGGGCCCAGGCAGACGACGCACAGCGGGCAACCGCCCAGGCCGTACCGGTGGGTGGGGTGGCCGCAGCCCGCGCACGGGCCGACCTGGGCAGGCGCGCACGTCGGGGCAGGCGGCTTCGGGCGGGATGATGCTGGGGTGCTCACCGGATCATCGTACGTACGCCCGGTTACGCGCCGACTGCCACCCACGGACCGGCGATATCCGACCCCACATTCGACGACGGGGTGATCGACGACGGCAACGCGGTCAGTCCGGTCCCGTTCTTCGCAAACCGGTACGCCGACGCCGCCAGGCCCAGGTTCGCAGCCGTGTCGACGCCGGTCCAGCCGGACGCGCGGGTCAGTGTCGGTGTGACCGAGGCGTTGAACAGCAGCGCGACCCAGTAGAACGATCCGGCCGACAGTGCCGTGGACGTGATGGTGGTGGTCTTCAGCGTGGCCGAGGAGAAGCCGGTGTCGACGTTGGTGGACGCCAGCAGCGTGCCAGCCGAGTTGTACAGACCGACCCAGTTCTGGTTGGTGGTGGCCCCGGATCCGGTGTTCGCCACCCACCAGTACAGTTTCGTGGCGTTCAGGGCGGCGGCGATGTTCACGCGGACCAGGTACAGCGTTCCGGCGGTCAGCTGCGTCGAGTTGACGGCCAGCGCCGGGTCGTAGCACCAGGCGGCCACCCCGTGGGCGGCCGGGAAGTTCTGTCCCAGTGCGTTGCCGGTGACGTTCAGGCTGCCGCTGATGGTGCCGCCCGCGGCCGGGAGGGCGCCGGTGATGCGGGCGTCGTCACCCGCGGCCACCGTGCCCGCTCCAGTGCCGACAGTCAGGGCCGGGGTGCCGTGGGTGTGGTCGCCCCGGGCGTAGGTAGCAGCGGATCCGGCCGCCGATGACTGTCCGAACGCTGTCTCAGCCGTGACGCTGCCGGACGCCGAGGGCGGTGCGGGCGGGCTGGTCCAGGTACCGGGTACCCCGCCCGCAGTGCACAGCCACCACACCCCGGCGGAGTCCTGGACGGCGTCCCCGGTGGCCCAGGTGCCCGTGGTGGGTGCTCCGGTGGTGGCGCGGCGCCCGCACAGCCTGATGTTGGTGAGGCCGTTCTTGGCGCCGAGGCTGGCTACGCCGGTGCCGGAGTCGATGTCGTGGACGTCGTCGAACGCGCCGGTGCCGAACTGAACGCGGCCAATCAGGTGCGGGCCCGTGGCTTCCCAGCGCATGACGTTGGTCTGGGTACCGGTGAAGTCGGGGTTCGTCCACTTGGAGACGAAGACGTCGAGGCCGGCGATCTCCAGGTCGAGGCCGCTGCCGGTGACGCGGAACCGGTAGGCGCCGGTATCGTCCGCGCGCTGCACGGTCAGGTTGTGGCCGTCGACGGTGACGTCGCCGGTGAAGGCCGCCCCGGAGAGTGGGGCGAGGGCGGCCAGGGCTGCGGGGAGTCCGCTGACCTGGGACTGGGATACGGACACCGGGTCGCTCCCGGCCGCCGCATGCGAGGAGGCGTGGGCCGTGGGGGTGCGGGAGTTGGTGGTGGTCGGGTCGTCGGAGCGCAGCGCGATGGTGGATCCTGCACCGGCGGCTCCGAGCGGCGGCTGCGAGCCGGTGGCGCCCGTGTCGCCCTTCGGGCCGGTCGCACCGGTGTCGCCCGTGGGGCCTTGGGCGCCGGTCGCGCCGGCGGGTCCTTGCGGGCCCTGGTCCCCGGTGTCCCCTTTAGGTCCCTGGGCGCCGGTTGCTCCGGCCGGCCCCGTGGCTCCTGCGGGTCCCTGCACTCCCGCCTCTCCCGGGTCTCCGGGGTCGCCCTTCGGTCCCTGGGCGCCAGTCGCTCCAGTCGCTCCCGTGGGGCCGGTAGCTCCGGCCGGTCCGGGCTCGCCCTGGGGGCCGGTGGAGCCGGTCTGCCCGGTGCCGAGGTAGACGACGGTTCCCTGCCCGGTCTGAGTGCTGGACAAGTCCGCGCGGATCGCCCCCACCCAGTACGTGCCGGTCTCCGGGACGACGATGTAGGTGAGGATCGGCGAGCCGTCGCGGGCGCGCCCCTCCTGGATGGCCCACAGGGTGTCGCCCGACTGGGATTCGATGAGCGTGTTGGCGGTCAGGGTGACCGTCCAGGTGCCGTCGCTGCCCGCCTGAATGGGGACGTCCTTGACCAGCTCGCCCGACACGGAGGCGACGTAGCCGACCGCGGGCTGCCCGGTCACGTCGACCAGGGTCGCCTTCATTTCCACCCGCTGCGGAGCGGACGCCCCGATCAGCTTCCCGTTCACGACAGTCATCGACGCACTCCTAGCTTCGGCGGTTGAGCAGGCCGAGCGGGAGCAGCGCGGACTGGCTGTCGCTCGGGGACGGTTGCTGGCTGGGGCTGGGAGACGGAGAAGGATCCGGGCTGGCGGTGCTGGTCTGCGTGCACCGGTAGCGCGGATGGTCCGGGTCGAAGTTGTCGGCGGGGACGCACTGGTAGGTGTTGCCGTCCTGGTCGGTGTACGTCCACTCCGACGGCGGCGCCCCGCTCTTGCCGTCGCTGCCGTCCTTGCCGTCCGAGCCCGCCGCACCATCAGCGCCGGCCTGCCCTGCCGGACCGGTGGGACCGGGCACGGTGGAGTCGGCGCCCGGCGCCCCGGAAGGTCCCGGTGAACCGCTGGGTCCTGGGCTGCCGTCACTGCCGTCCTTGCCTGGCTTGCCGGATTCCCCCGACGAGCCCGACGGCCCGGACGGGCCGATCAACCCGGCCGCCCCGGTCTCCCCCCGTGGCCCGGCGACCGGGGTCCCTCCCATGTTCTCTACTTGCTGGGTGAGCAGGGCGACATCGCGGTGCGCGCTATCCAGTTGCCTGGACATGATCAGGAATCCGGTGACCACGCCGGCCAACGCGCAGGCGGCAAGGAGCATCGCCGCAGCAGCGTTCAGGTTGCCGCGGCTGCGCCGCTTACGTGTTTCCGCCCGGCTGCCAGGCCTCGGGGGGTTCACTACTTGCCTCCTGCCATGAAAAGGATGACGGGCACGAGAATCCCGAGCAGGGAGATCACCGCGCCGACCAGCCAGCGCCGGGTCTGCGTGATCCGGTCAGCATCCTGGACGCGCTGTTCCTGGACGGCTGCCATGTCCCGGTCGTGCTTGGCGGACAACTGCTGATGCGCCTTCTCCAGATCGGACAGGTCTTTCAGCAGGGCCGCCTTTTCGACGGCGTACACGTCGATCGACACCAACCGATCAAGGCGGTTGTTGATCTGCGCGTAGTCATCGCGTACGTCGCCCCGAAGGGCCTGGATGAGCCGTCCGAGCTCTCCCAAAGACGGCTCATCGGCCATTTGGTGCTCCGTGTGGGGGGCGTAATCGTGCGGGCAAGGTCAGGACACAGGCCGCGGCTTCACAGGGCTGGACTCCTCGAGCGGTGTGACCGGCACCGGCGCGGTGACCTGGGTCCGCTCGAACAGCGCCAGCAGCGCGGCGACCATCGCCATCACGAGGCCCTGCTTGTCCGCGGACCAGTCCAGGCCGAACCCGACGAACAGCGCCATCACCGTCTGCGCGAGCTGGATGAGGGCGGCCGCCCAGGCGCCGCTGTGGGCGACGATGGCGAGCCACACGCCGACAGCGGCGGCGAGGACGGCGTTGACGAGGGTCTGCTGATCCGCAGTGACGTCCATGCCGAACGCGGTGAGCAGCTTGAGGGCTGCGGCGGCGAAGCCAAGCAGCAGCGCCGGCTCTCGGCCGAAGATCTTCGGGGACACAGTGGTCTCCTTCTGAGGGGTGGGTGTGGTGAGGGGTGGTCAGACCTTGGGGATCTTGAGCGCTGCCCAGGTCTTCGGGCCGGGGTAGCCGTCGGCGTCGCCCTTGAGGTCGGCGCGCGACAGCTGGAAGTCGCGGACGTTCTCCCGGTCGGCATTCGTCCAGTCCGGGCCCGGGCCGTGCTGGTAGTGCTTGCCGAAGCCGAGCTGGACCAGCCGACGGCCCATCGCGGTGATGATCGGGCTGTGGCGGCCGCCGTGGAAGAAACCGGCGCCAGGGAACGGCTCATAGACCGGCTGCGCAGGCTTCGGGGCGGGCTTCACGGCGGGCTTCTTCGGCAGGGAGCCGAGAAGCTTGACCAGGCTGGTCGCCCCGGGAACACCGTCGGCGTCCTGGCCGGCCGCGGTGCCCTTGAAGCCCAGGGACTTTTGGAAGTCAGAGAAGTTCCGGGTGTCGGCGTCCCCCCACGTCGTATCGGGGCCGTCGGTGTAGTGCTTCCCGAACCCGGCCTTCACCAGGGCCGTACCGACCGCGGTGACGTGCGCGCCCTTCGCCCCGTACCCGTACTCCAGGCCGCCGATGGTCACCTTGTAGCGGGCCGGAGTCGTAGCGGTGACGCCGCCGACCGCGGGGTACTTGGGGCGGCCGAACCCGGCGATGTCGTGGACGACTCGGACGCGGCGGGCGCACACGTTCGCCGAGTTGCCCTCGATCGTGAACACGTTCTTGCCGTCGCTGGAGACGCTGGTCACGACACCGACGTGGTCGATGCCCCCGATCTCCGAGGACCCGTCCCAGTCAAAGAAGATGACGTCACCGCGGCGGATACCGGACTTGAGGATGCCGTTGGTCATCGGGGTCCACTGGCCGGCGGCCTTGAAGGCTGCCGCGTGCGCGACGGTGTACGCCCAGTCCTTGCCGAAGCAGACGGCCTCGTAGTTGTCGGAGGCGAAAGCGGAGATGGTGACGGTGGCGTCACACCAGGCGAAGTTCCCGGAGTAGTCCGCGCCGTTGCGCTCCCGGTACCAGGCCTGGATCGCATTCGGCTCGCCGGTGCCCAGCCACGCCTCCATGGCCTGGATCATCTTCTCGAGGCCGCCGGTGTTCCCGCCGAGCTTGCGCGGCCCGGCGCCGTCCTCGGGAGCGTCTTCGGAGTCGGTGTCGGGGGCGCCGTAGATACCGCGGGTGTCGGCCGGGCCGAACTCGGCAGCGAGGAGCTCTTCCTCGTTGTCGACGGTGGGCCCGTTGCTGGTACTGGTGAGCAGGGCGGCTTGCCGCTGCTGCGTGATGTCGTCCTCGATGGGGCGGGGCTCGCCCATGACCGGTCTCCTTTGTGGGGCGGGGGAAGGTGGGATTACTGGCGGGTGGCGTCGAGGCGCGGCTGCACCAGGTCGATGTCGCTGCGTTCGGCCTGGTAGAGGGCTAGTGAGAAGCGGAAGCTGCCGGAGTCCCCCCAGGAGGAACTCCAGCTGTTTTGGGCGCGGAGGATGGTGTCGACGTAGTTGAGGGCTCCGGTGTCGTCGGTGACGACGTCCTCGAGGGCGGTGATGCAGACTTCGTGTCCGCCCTCGATCGGTGAGTTGGCCCATCCGGGGGCGGTGTCGATGAAGCCGTTGCTGTCCGGCTCGCTGAAGGCGGACCGCCAGGCCATGCCCATCAGGACCGGGCCGGTCTGGAGGAGCATGCACAGCTCTTCCGCGGTGGTGGCGTGGCCGTACTGGTCGACGAGGTTGAGGCTGCGCAGGGCCTTGGCTACGCCGAGCCCGGATGATCCGCAGTCGTTGGCGGGCCAGGCGGCGTCATGCCACTGGTCCTTGGTGGTCGCTTCGGCGTACAGGCCGATCGCCCACCGCTCCGCCGCCTCAGGGTCGACGACATTGAGGCCTGCGGCGGCGAGGGTGTCTGTGTCCTGGAGGACGGAGACCAGGGCGGTCGCGGCATTGGCCGTGCAGGAGCCGAGGGCGTCCACGTCGTCGACACCGTCGAACATCTGCGAGGTGTGAATGCCTTGCGCGATGAGGTCCTGCTGGTCCAGCACGGGGACCTTGGGGGCCCACTCGGTGGGCTTGAGGGGTTCGCCGTTGTAGCGGCGCCGGTAGGCCAGGCTCCGCGGGTCACGAACGAGGTGCCTGCCTAGCTGCGGCGTGACGTCGTACTGCTTGATGTCGAGGTCGGGCACTCGCCCGTGCTCCTGCACTCCCCGCGCCCAGAGCTGACGTTGTGGCGGACCGCTGTGGTGCGGTCGTCCCTCGGGGGTGTGGAGCGTGGGCGGGCGGAGGGTCGCCCGGCGATCTCAGGCTACGTGCTGGCGGGACTGGTGTTGCCCCCGCTCACGCCTCAGGTTCCGGGGCAGGCGGGGTGTAGAGAACTGCGCTGCCGTCGAAGATCTCGCCCTGCCAGCCGCGGTACATCTTGACCGTGTAGTCGGGGTGGTCAGCGATGATGCGCTTGACGATGACCTGGACCAGGTCATCGATGTCCTGGTCGGTGAGGGCGCCGATGGCGAAGTCTGGGAAGTCGAAGGTGATGGGGAACGAGTCCGCGGCGTCGTCGTTCGGGCCGCCGTTGATGTTCACGGTCATCCGGTGGAATGTTGCAGTGGTAGGCGTGGTGATCATGCGTTCTCCTGTTTGCTAGTCCTGGATGAAGGTGATGTGCAGGCGTAGGTTGCGGCCCTGGCCGGCCTGGCTGGCGTCGCCAGTGATGTCGGCGTAGGCGGTGCGCAGGGTGCAGATGCCGTCTGTGCCGACGACCCAGCCGCCGAAGGTGGTGCCGTCGTCCCAGGCGCCGTTGATGGTGTTGTGGGTGGGGCGCCATCCGGCGGGCAGGGTTGCGATCGCGACGTCGGTGAGGTTTCCGCTGGTGGAGGTGATCGTGGTGCCGCTGCGGTGCATGTACAGGTCGATCGCAACGACCTTGCCGAACCGGTATCCGTAGAAGCCGCCGCTGTTGATGGTGAAGCCGCTGGCTGCGGTCAGCCCGGTCGTGGTCGACGATGAGGCGGCGGTGATGGTTCCGGCGGCGGTGGTGTTGCCGTCTTTGTCGACGGTCAGCTTGTCGACTGCGGCAACACTCAGCCGTAGCAGGTTGCCGGTGTGTCCGCTGTCCGCCGTGGCGTACAAGGCGCTGCTACTTGAGGCGGGTGCGTAGACCTCGTACCGGGATTTCGACAGCTGGGTAACCCCGCTCGAGAACATGGTCAAGATGGCGTCCTGGGTGGCGGCTGTCGTGTCCTTGTAGCCGAAGGCGGCGGCCGCGTCGGTGAGGGCAATGCGGCCGCCGATTACGGTGTTGGTCGCGGAGTCCCGGACGCGTTCGGCAGTCCAGAAGTCGCTGGATCCGGACAGGCCGAAGAGGGTGCGCCACTTCATATCCGAGAACGAGCTGCCTGTGTAGATGCCGGAGTTGAGGCCCAGGACGGCGTTGGCGCCGGACACGTTGACGATGGCTGAGGCGGTCTGGCCGACGTTCGTCAGTTTCAGGTTGGGGAACGCATTGTTCGGGTCGAGCTGCAGGATGGCGCCGTTGGTGCCTTTGACGAGGAGTCCCGAGTCGGATAGTTCTCCGATCGCTGTCCCGCTCGAGTTGTAGACGAGGACCTTGTTGGCGGACGATTCGTTGAGGGTGATGCGCTGCCCGGTCGTGGCGGTCTGGATGAGGGCGCCGGTGATGGTGCCGCCGGTGATGGTCTTTCCGGTGATGGCGTTCGCTGCGAGCGCGGTCGCGTCGACGGCCCCGGCCTGGATTTTGCCGACGGTGATGGCGTTCGCGGCGATCTCAGCAGCTGTGATGGTGAGGGCGGCGATCTCCCGGGCGGTCACAGCGTCGGCGGCGATCTTTCCTGCGGCGATCGCGTCCGCGGCTATGTTGCCCGCGAGGATCGTCAGGGCGGCAATCTCGGTAGCCGTGACGGACCCGGCGGCAATCATGCCGCCCGCTACCAGCGTGCGGACCTCCGCGTTGTCGAACCACGCCTCCCCCGCAGTCACCGCGGACGCTTCGACGACGAGGACGGCGGTCTTTGTGCCGGTGGGGGCCTGCACCTGGGCGGTGGCGCGGGCCCACGGGTCGCCAGGGGTGAACGTGTGATCGGCGACGCCGTAGCCGAGGACCGTGGCGGCCGCATCCTCGTAGCGGAACATCAGCTTGACGCCGCTGCCGTTGAAGGTGGCGGACGTCTTGTAGTCGACGGCCAGGTAGTGGCGTTCGCCGGGGAGGACGGGGTAGCGGGCGAGTTCGATGTTCTTCCAGGTGGTGAACCCGCTGGTGCAGTCGACATGCAGGGCGTGTGCCGAGTTGTTGCCGGGGGCGGTGACGGACCAGTCGGCGTGTCCGGCGATCAGGGCCGCCGTGTAGGCGCCCTCGAAGGACGGGTCGGGGGCGAGGTTGCCTATACCGAGGGCAAGCTGGTCGGAGCCGATCGCGCCGACGGCGACCTTCGCCGCGGTGACTGCGTCGTCCGCCAGCTTCAGGGTGGTGACGATGCCGTCCACGAGGTCGTCGGCGACGACCGGGGTAGGTCCGAACGGGCCGATCGTCCCGGACGCAGTGGACGCGGCCCCGGAGGTGTTGCGGGCCACCAGGCGCACGTACACGGGCGTATCGCAGGGGACGACGACGGTGGCGCCCTGCGCGGTCTCGATGGTGCCCTGCAGCGTTGCGGGGGACGGATCGTAGACGGCGGTGATCGCGGCGTGGACTTCGACCCGGGCCCAGTCCAGCGGGATGACTGCGCCGCCGGCGAACTGGCCGTCCCAGGAGACGGTGACCCCGCCGAGGACGGACGCGACAATCGGGTCCGACGGCTGCGGCGGCGGGCCCCCGTTGACGATGTTCACCGCGGCAGTGCCATCCGCCTGGACGCCGACAAGGCCCTTCAGGCCGCCCGTACTGTCGCGGATCTCCACCGACGTGTTGTCGATGGAAGCGTGCGACAGCCGCGGGGAGCGCTCCATGCGGGTCAGGCGGGCGTTGAGCTGCTGGAGTGCACGGCCGATGTCGATGCTCACGTCACACGCCTCCGTACTGGTACATGGAGGCCGGCTTGAGGCTGATGACGGCCTGCGGCCCGCCCTGCGCGGTGGGCTTGATGGTCCAGCCGGTGATGCGGCACCAGCCGGTGTAGTCGGTCCACGCGTTGTGGATCCGCACGTAGATGTCGTCGCCGACCTGCCAGGACCCGAACGGTGCGGCGCTGGTGTTGCGGATGGTGACCTGCTCCACCGAGCCGAGGGTCTGCCGCCAGGCGCGCTCCCATTCCACGCGCTGCTTGAGGACGTCGTTGCCGTTGATCTCCGGGTAGTCGACGGCGGCCTCGAGGCGCAGGCGTCCGTTGCGGACGGCGGAGATCTGCCGGAGTTTGGCGCTGCCGTCGCCGGCGCCGGAGCCGATGACGACCTGCGCGTAGTCGTCGCCCGCGAGGGCCTCTTCGGGCTCTTCGATGATGTTGACGCCGGACGCGATGGAGATGTCGGTGCGGCGCGCGCCGAGACGGGGCCAGCCGAGGCGGATCCGTTTCACCACATCCGTCTTGGCCGCGTTCCAGGCGGTGGCGCACGTGTAGTCGGGGGTGGCGTCGTCGGAGACGATCTCATCGACCTGGTCGCCGAGCGCTTTCATGTCGTACCAGAACGAGTTGTACGGCTCCGCCGGGGTGCCGACTTTCGACGTGGACGTGGTGGAGTCGACGACGACGCCGAGGTTGCCGTCGGCAATGGACTGTGCGTACGTCCAGATGTTGCGGACCACGTCGCACCGGTCCGTGTAGACGTAGGGTCCGCGACCGCCGTGCTGGCCGTCCACGTCGAACCTCTTCTGCAGGTAAGACGACCACGAGGCGGCCTCAATGCTGTAGTCGTTGCCCTCGGCGCGGACGTCCCAGACGATGCCGCCCCACTGCAGCTGGCCGGACGATTCGACGTAGATGAGCGTGTTGCCGGGGTCGGCCAGGGCGGGGCTCGAGGCGACCAGGCGGGGCGACAGCTTCCCCGACAGGCTGCCGGGCCCGTTGAGTTCGTCGCCGTACTCCAGGTCCGTGACGGGCAGCGCGGTGGACAGCCAGGCGCCGGTGAGCGCGTTCTGCGTGAGGACCCGGTCGGGCAGGGGGGCCGTCATCGGGGCGCCTCGAGGAACTCGATGTCGGCGATCAGGGTGGTGGACCCGTCGACACCGACCTTGCCTGCGTTGCCGGGAAACCCGCATGCCTGGAATCGCAGGGTCTGACTGGTGCCGCGGTAGGCGGACGGAATGGTGAGGGTGTCGCCGAGGACGATGGTGCCGCGGCGGGTGCCGGTCTGGTTGTCGTCGAGGTTGACGGACTGCACGGTCAGGGAGGCACCGAACGTGGCGCGCAGGCCGCCGAAGAACGCGGCGGTGTTGTAGCGGATCTGCCCCACGGACAGGGACAGGACGGCCTTGGTGGCCCAGGAGGGGATGGCCACCGACCAGCCGGCGGCGGTGGAGAAGTTGCTGTACGTGCCGGAGGTTCCGCTGATGTCGGTGGACAGGGCCGTCGGGGACTGGGTGAGGAGGGTCCGCTGGCGGCGCGGGTTCGCGACCTGCCGCAAGTCGGTGATCATCGCGTCTGTGATGGTGCTGGTGCTGGCGGGGATGTCGATCCGGGCCAGCGGAATCCCGGTCCGCCCGTCAGGGATGGCGGTTGCCGACGATGACACGTTGGAGATCACCTGGAAGTAGGTGACCTGGTCGACGGTCGGATCGAGGGTTCCCTCGTACTCGGGGTCTTCCACGCGCAGGATCACCATGTCGGACCGTGCGGACCCGCCGGTGGCTGCGATGTCCACGTTGACGGCCCCGGTGTTGCACGCCGAGTAGTGCCCCTGGAAGGCGTTCACGCGGCCCTGAATGACCCCGGAGCCGTCGGCGACCGTGACTCCGGCACCGGGGGTTGAGCGCTGGGTGACCTTCAGGTCGTCGCCTTCGGTGATGCCTTCGGCGCCGCGCGCCAAGTCCCGGACCAACATGCGGAACTGCTGCGCCGAATGGGTGGCCCCGTTGGTGAGGATGGGCCGCGGAAACAAGGCCATAACTCGGCTCTCCTCAGAGTGCGATGTAGGCGTCGCGCCAGGTCAGGCGCATGCGGGCGGAGTTGGTGGAGTCGAATGCCGTCCAGCGCATCTCCGACTGGCCGGGCGGCAGGGAGAACAGGTCGATGCGGGACGACGGGGACAGGTAGGCGGAGGCGTTACCGCCGTTGTCGCGGGTGACGGTGCGGTAGCCGGGCCGGGTATCGATCTCCACCCACTGGCCAGCGGTGAGACTGAGAGTGGGCAGCGCGAGGGTGCGGCCGGAATCGGCGTGAATGACGGATACGTTGGAACACGGCCCGGTGATACGGATGATCGGCCACGCGTCGGACGTCCCGTTGTTGGTGACCCAGCCGGGCCGGTCCGCGGCCACGGTGCCGTCCTGCACGTAGATCGGCGCGACGAGGGGGGCGGCGAACCCGCCGCCGGTCAGCCAGCCGAGCGGGATCTCGGTGGTGGACTCCTCGTCGGCGTAGAACGTCGGGTCGTGCGCGAAGAACTCCATGTCGAGCGGCACCCATCCGTGGATGATCTGCTCGTCGTCGGGGTCCAGCCTCCGGGCCCGCACCGTCAGGGATTTCGTCGGCCGGCCGGGTCGTTTGATGCGCAGCACCATGCCCTGCCCGCCGACCAGCCGTACGTCGGCGGCGTCGGTCACAGCCTGAATCTGGGCGACCATGTCCTGGCAGGCGGCCGGGTTCCCCGGGATTTTCACCGCCGCATCCAGCTGTATCTGCCGGGCCGCCCAGTAGTCGGGGCCGGCGAACTGGCCGTCCATGGACGGCTGGTCGACGTCGGCGTCCCTCACCGGGGGCCTGCCCAGCCCGTCGGTCTTGATGACGTTCACGCTGGTACCGGAGCCGATGAGGACTCCGCCCAGGTCGTACTGCCAGTCTTCGAGCTCAAGCAGCGGCACGGGCGGCCACCCCTCCCCTGCGGGCCCGGCGCACGCTGCGCCCGACCTGGCTTCCGATGTCCGAGGCGGTGGCGTTGGTGCGGACCGCGGTGACGCTGACGTGGGTGTCGCCGCCCCCGCGGACGATGACGACCGGGCGGGTGGCGGCCACGTCGGTCAGGCCGAGGCCGAAGCGGTGCGCGACATCCGAGAGGACGGGCAGTGCGTGGCGGCGCTTGTTCGGCCCGAGGGGGAGGTAGGCCTCGCCTCCGGTCTCCGGTTCCGCGAAGGTGACCGCGCCGCCGCGGGTGGAGTAGATCCCGGAGCGGATGCCGCCGTTGGCGTACGCGAGGTGCTTGTTGGCGTTGCCCAGGTCGGCGAGGAACTTCGCGGAGCGGGAGCCCAGCGACGACTGGATCTGGCTCTTCGCTTTGTTGGCCACGGTGATGATCTCGTCTTCGCCGATCCCGGTCTTCCCGGCGACGTCGTGGATGCCGGTCTTGCTGCTGGAGATCGCGGCAATGATCTGCACCAGTTCGGTGAGCTGGTCGCTGGTCAGGCTGTTCGCCGAGGACTTTGCCGCACTGTTGGCCTTGGCCGCCGACGAGGGCGACTTCACGGCGTCCGCGGCGAGCTTCTGCGCGGCATCGTCTCCCTGTGCGGCAAGCTGGGTGGCCAGGTCGCCGTAGCCCATGCCGGCGAGCTTCGCGAGGTTCGCCTGGAACGCGGCGGAGGTTTTGGTGGAGGCGTTCAGCTGCTTCGTGTAGTCGGCGAGGGTGGCCTTGGCGATCGGGGCGAGCTTCCGAAGGTTCGCGACGATGCTGTTGAACTGGGATTTCGATGCCTTGGCGAGGGCGGCGACCATGGTGGCGCCTTCGGCTCCCATGTCCCGCAGCTGGTCGACGACGTCCGCACCACCCCGCGATGCGATCTTGTTCAGGTTCGCCTCGTAGGCGGCATTCGCCTTCACCGCGCCGGAGAGGGTCTTGTTCCAGTCCGACAGGGAGAACTGCTTCTTGTAGCGGGCCTCCGCGCTCTTCGCGGCATCGGTGGCGGTGGCCACGCCTCGGCGGGCCTTGGCGACCGCGTTCTCCGCTGCGACCAGCTGGGCGTGGGTGTGGTGACCCTTGCGGACCTGCGCCAGCCGGGCCTCGGCCGTGCGCAGCGAGCCCACCGCGTTCGCCTGCGCGCGGAGCTTCTTGGTGTACTCGTCCTTGGTGATCGGCTGGTGGGCGCTGGTGTAAGCGGACGACACGTCCGAGATGGACTTCATGGTGCCGGTCGGGCTGTAGGTGAACCCGCCGGACGCGAAGTGCTGCACACCGCCCGCGATGCCGCCGTCGGCGAACCGCATGGCCGTCCCGTAGCGGCCCCACATGTTGAGGGCCTTGATGATGCCCTGCCCGCCCATTCCGGTGGTGGCGGCCAGCTTACGGACGGTCTCGGGAACGAGGACGCCTTCACCCGGGGAGAGGATGGCGGGGACGATGTCGCGGCGCGGGGCGTAGCCGGGCACGAACAGGCCGTTCGCGGCATGGGCGATGCCGCCGTCGGCGTACTTCGATACCCCGCCCTGGCCGGAAGCGGGGCGGCCGATGGTGGAGTATTTGGCGATCGTCTCCCGGACCGTAGTGATGGTGACGGTCTTGGACCGCAGGCCAGCGATCGCGGCCTGGATTTCGCGGGCGATGCCGCTGGCCCGGTCCCGCGCCGCCAGCGTGATCGTCTTGTCTTTCAGGCCGTTGCGGGCGGCCTGGACGGCGGCAAGGTTCTTGCTCGCGGCACCCGTGAGGGCAGTCACCTTGAACTGGCCGTTAGGCAGCTGCTTGACCTTGAACCCGAGGCTTTCCAGCAAGGAAACGGCGTCCTTGGTCAGGGCGCTGACGGTGACGGACTTCGAGTTCGGGGTCTTCTTGATGGCGGCGATCACAGAGTCGAGGCCGTTGATGGCGTCCTCGGTGCGCATCTCCAGGGTGGTGGACTTCTTGTCCGGGATGCTGAGGATCTGGTCGGCGAGCAGCTTGGCCTGGCTGCTGGTGAGGCCCATCGCCTCCGCGGACTTGATGAACGACGCCCGGCCCCGCTCATAGATCCCGTTGACGGTCTCCCACGACGCCCCCGACTCCCGCGCGGCCGTAGCCGCGCCGTCCGTCTTGTCTGCGAGGTCCTGCAGGGCGCCCGCCGCGTTGCGGGCCTTCTCGCTGTTGAGGTCCAGCTGCCCGTGCGTCATGCTCAAGGCGCCTGCGTTGTCCTTCGCAGCCTTCGATGCAGCGTCAATGGCAGCCTCGAAGCCGATCATGCCGCCCAAGCCCTGGCGCTGCGCATCGTTGAGGGCCACGATGCTCTGGCGCAGACCGTCCGCCGAATTCTTCTGAGCGTCGAGCTTCGCCTGCGTGTCCTGTGCGGCCTTCCCGAACACGCCCATGCTGGCCGCGGCGAGTTCCTGCTCGAACCTTTGGTCGGCCAGGGCGCTCTTGTAGTCGTCCAGCCGGTCCTTGAGTTCCTTGCCGCTCATGCCCTGCTTGCGCATCGCAGCCGCGATCTTGTCGAATGCCTGCTCTGCGATGTCGGCCTTGCCGCCCTGTACGAGGCTGGCCAGTGACTTGTCGACCGCGTCGAGGTTCTTCTTGGCGTCCGCGACGGGCGTGGAGTCCATCCCCACAAGCTTGGTCAAAAACTGCTGGGTCTTGTCCATGTTGGACGGCCTGGACAGGGTGCGCAGGCTGTCCGACAGCCCGGAGAAGTCTTTGCCGAAGGCGCGGGCGGCCTCCCCGCTGACCTTGCCCGACTTGCCCAGGTTGCCGAGGCTGGTGGTGAGCCTGTCGACATTCGGCGGGGCCTTCTTGCCCATGTCGGACAGGCCCTTGAGGACCAGGACCACTGCGGCAATACCGGCGACGACGAGGCTGGCCTTCGCCGCGGTACCCAGGGAAAGGAACGCGGCCCGGAGCCCGGCCAGCCCGCCGCCCGCCGCCGCGGACACTCCGCTCAGGGTGACGATCTGGGCGCGAACCCGGGCGATCCCTCCGGCAAGGGCGGCCATTCCGGCACCGGACAGCTGCAGGATCTTCAGGGCCGACGCCACGCTGAGGATGATCCCGACGAGCTCCGGCGGCAGTGCAGCGACCAGGCGGGCGGCTGCGGTGACCAGGGCGAGCATGCCCGGTCCGGCCTGCGCGGCGCCTTGCACGAGGGTGATGACGGCCTGTGAGATCGCGCTGATCGCTTCCCGGGCGGCGGGCCCGTTCTGCCGCGCGTAGTCGATGATCGCGCCCAGTGCTCCGCCGCTGACGTCGCCCTCGGACAGCACCCGGATGAAGTGGATGACCTGGTCGGTCAGCTGGTCCAGCTTGCCGTCCGTGAAGGATGCGATCTTCGTGGACAGGGAGTCGAAGCCCGGGGTGGCGATGGCGCCGCCCGCGACGGCGACGAGCCGGTTCAGCTGGGTGGAGGCGGACTTCACCTCTGGGGTCAGGCGCGGGATCAGCGTGTCCAGGATGGCGATGCCGTTGGTGACCGGCTCCATCGTGAAACGGGCCATGCTGTTGGACCAGTCGCTGAAGTTGCCCTTCAGTGTGGACAGCGCGACCGCGGCCCTCTGCGTTTCGGGCGGCATCTGGGCGAGCTGCTGCTGATATGCCAGCTGCGCCTGGAGGGCTTGCTTCGAGGTCCGTCCGTGCTGGACGACAGCTTGCTGGTACTTCTTCTCCGCGTCGGCGGCATCGCCCAGCGGGCCGATCTGCCCGGCGACGGCAATTCCGAACGCGGCGCCGGCTATGCCTGCGGCACCGAACTCGGTGGCGAGGGGCGCCAGGTCCGCCGTCAGACCGGCCACCAGCGGGATGGCGGCCGGGGCGAGTGTGAGCAGCCCTGACAGCACGCCCTGGAGACCACCGGATCCGTTATCGCCGGACCCGGACAGGCCGCCTACCCGGCCTCGCAGATCCCCCAGCCTGCCCCCCACTCGGGTCAGTGATCCGTCCAGGTCGTCCAAGTCGCCACGGAAGGTGCGGGTGCTCGCCGAAAGGTCGTCCAGCCGGCCGCCGGCCCGGTTCGACGCAGTGTTCAGGGAGCGGACTCCAGCAGCCGCGGTGACCGCACGGGTGCGGAGTTCCGCCAGTTCGCCCCCTGCTTCCCGCGCGGCCCGCTGGAGGACGTTCAGGGAATGCGCGGTGTCCCTGGCTTCTTCTCGAAGCGTGCTCAGCGATGCCGACACGCGGCCGCTGGTGCGGCCCAGGCTGCCCGCGTCCACATCGAGGGGAATCGTGATGCGGTTCCCGGTCCCTGCAGCCGTGAGGGCCCGGCGGACTTCGGCGCGCAGGCTGCCCGCGTCCACGTGAAGAGGGATGGTGATCCGGTTCCCGGTGCCCGCCGTTGCAAGAGCGCGGCGGACTTCGGACCGCAGGCGGGTGCCGTCCACGCCGAGGGGGACCGTAATGCTCTGCCCGCCGGCGCCGCGAGCGGCAGTCTGAATCTGTCGCCGCAGGTCGCCGGCGTCGACGCTGACACGGATACGGATGTCGCCGCGGGCCGCCTGCCGGAGCTGGGTGATGTCACGGCGGGCCGTGTTGATGTCGCGGGAGAGGGTCCGGGCCTCGCGGGAGGCGTCCCGCAGGATGCGGGACAGGTCGGATCCCTGCCCTGACAGGCGTACCGACAGATTCCACTCGGACACCGGACCACTCCTTCCTGGGTTACCTCTGCGGGATGCGGGTGCGGGCGACCTGCATGGCCGCGTGGACGCTGGTGGGGATCAGGAGGACCTTCACGCCGTGCCCTTCGTCGCCGTCGGGGACGGTCTTATGCCGGTCGGCGAGGAGCTGGCAGCCGATGCAGCGGTGTGTGATGGCGGTGTAGGCGTCGTCGTCTCCGCCTGCGTCCTCATCCCATTCGTCGGCGCGGGTGCCGCAGGACGGGCACACGGCGCGCTGGTAGTCCTCGAGGGCGAGGGCTTTGCGCCGGTCGAGGTCGGACCAGGTGCCGTCGCCGTGCCCGCGGAAGAGGCTGTGCGGGATGCGGTAGGTCCGGCACAGCTCCATCTCGGCACGGAAACGCTCATCATCGATCAGCCTTTTCCCAGGTCGGTCCGCTGGGTGTGCTGGATGGACCAGGCCGCGTTCCACAGCGAGCTGGCGTCGCCCGTGGACCAGGTGTCGAGGTAGCGGGCGGCGGCTTCGACGGGCATGCCGTCCAGGGATGCTGCGGAGACGAGGGCCGGGCCGAAGGTGGCCATGGCGTATTCGTCGCCCTTGGCCTCGTCGGCCTCGCTGGCCGGATGCTGGGTCTGGAGTCGCTCGAGTTCCTTGCGCTCCAGAGCGGCGAAGCGCAGCACGATGATTTCGGCGTCGTACGCCTTGCGGGCCGCCGTGAGTTCGGTGGCTGCCGCCTTGGCTTCCTGCTGGTAGACGGCGCGGGCGTCCGGATCGGTGTCCTTGGGCAGGTCCTTGAGGTGCTGCTGTGCTTCCTCGTCGGCGTACTGCGCTCGGAGGAAGCGGTCGCGGATGTCGGTGTCCTGGCACAGCCTGAAGGTGCTGACCGGCTTCTTGACGTTGTCGAGGCGCTTCGCGAGGGCGTCCCAGGTGCTGTCGGTGGTCGTCATTTGGGTCTCCGTGGGAAGGCCCGGCCGGGCGCGCGCGGCGCCCTTCCCAGATACACCGGGGCCCGGCCGGGGGCTGGTGGGGATGCGGCAGGTTCAGGCCGGGGTTACGGCGCGGTGCCGTTGAACAGGGGGCGGCCGGTGATCGTGAACTGGACGGTGATCTTCGCTGCCTCGTTGTCCGCGGTGTAGGCCTTCGAGTTGCTGACCACGGTGATCGGGTAGACGTCCATGCCCTTGGCGCCGGTCGTCTTGCCCTTGGAGAAGATGACGATGAAGCCCGACGTGCCCTTGGCCAGGTCCGTTTCGACGTCGTCGAGGGCGGAGTCCTCGTAGAAGGTGAGCGAGGAGTCCGCGGCGGAGTCGTCGCCGCCGATCTTGGAGACGAACGTGGACGCCATGTCCGGGGTCTCGATGGGCTGGTTTTCCAGCGACCAGCCGTCGATGGCGTTGATCTGCGCCGTGTAGTCGGTACCAGCGGTGATCTCCGAGCTGGTCGGGATCAGCGTCGTCGCGGCGATGGTCGGCAGGTAGTAGATCTTGGTGGTGCCCTTGCGGTTGAACCTTGCCATGGTGGCCCCTCGCGGATAGGGGCCAATGGGGACCCCTGCTACACGTGTTGGTGTGTGGCGGCCACCAGCTGTGGTGGCGTCCGCGTGGGGTCCCGCCGCGGTGCGGTCGTACTACGCCCTTGTCAGGCGGTCGCTTCCAGATAGAACCGGAAACGGATCACTGCTGTGATGATGGCATCTCCCGCGTCGGATGTTCCCCCCGCTTCCCGTGCCTCCCGGCAGTAGCAGGTGACGCCGGGAATGGTCAGCGGGTGCGCGTAGCCGGGACTGCCGTCCACGGGCCGCTCGATCACCTTGCGCCCCTTGTCGGCCAGCCACTGCGCCTGGACGACCGTCCCCTGACTATCCGGGTGGCCCGGGGTGGGGCCGGACACGAACGTCGCCTGGTAGTCGGAGACGGCCACCCGGTGCCGGTCGGCGATCGTCCCGTCGTCCGAGTTGTGGTCCAGCGGGTACAGCAGCGTGTAGGGCGGCGGGTACGGCTGGCTGGTGTCAGGATCCATGGGCACGGTGACCAGTCCGACGGGCTTCCCAGTGAGGGCGGCCAGCAGGCCCATGACGCCGTCGGTAACGGGCTGACGGTCGATCATCAGGCTCCCCCGAAGATGCGGTCCAGGGCGTCCTTGAACGCGTCCTCGTACTGCGTGGACAGTTCGTTGACGGACGGTTCCACGTGCGGGAACGGCGGCTGGAAGTAGTGTCGGCCGATGCTGTCCGTCATGTCGTAGAAGCCGAACTCGAGGCGCCTACCCTGCGGCTTACGGGTGCCGACCTCTACTCCACCGCCGTCCGGCACGGTGAAGGGTTCCGGTGTCCAGGAGCCGCGGTAGTCGCCGGAGATGACGTTCGGTCCCGGGCGTCCGGAGGCGCGCTCCATGATGAGGGCGCGCAGCAGACGGCCCTGCTGCTGCACCGTTCGGTTCACCTCCGGGCCCACCCGGTCCGCGGCCCGCTCGAGACGGCCGGCAAGCTCATCGAGGTCCATCAGCTGGCCGCCTCCCTCGTCTGCTGCACCTGGTCCAGCCCGGTGATGCGAACGACGGCGATGGTGCCCGCGTTCGACGGATCCTGGACCCGCCACTGCCGACCCAGCAGCGCCAGGTCGCCACCCGCGTGGACCTGGACGACGGAGACGAGCATGTCCTTCTCCGCGATCGGCGCATCGAGCGGAGTGAGCGCCACGTACTTGGAGTTGGTCTCCCCCACCCAGGGAAGGTTCTGCCCGGGCAGCGCGGACAGGCCGCCCGGCGTGCCGACGACCTGCACGGCGCCCTTGCCCTCGTACACGGTCTCCGCCTCCGGCCACACGTACTCGCCCGTGCCCTGGTCGAAGACCGGGGACCCTGCGGCGGGGCGGGAGATGCGGACCGTGTCGAGCAGGATGAACCCCTCGAGGAACACGGCGACCGAGGACAGGTCCAGTCCGGGCATTACGCGCCTCCCTTGCCCTGCGCCCAGTCGGCGAGTGTGGCGAGCATGGCGCGCGCCGTCGCCCCCTCACCGCCCCCGTAGTCCGCGCGGTTGAGTGCGGCCTGGTCCAAGAGGACAGGGTCGACCTCGGCGAGGAAGGCGGCCACCAGCTCGCCCGGGCTCTTGCTGATGCCGACCGCGACCCGGGCCAGTCCCTCCCACACAACACCGTCCGCATGCCGGGTGTGTAGCACAAGGGTGGGCAGCTGGTCGGCGATGGAGTGGTGGAGGGTGTAGCCGGTGACCTGCCCTGCGGGCAGCGGGGTGCCGTCCAGGCTGATGGTGGCGCTCCCGGGCTGCGCGTCGATACGCACGCCGTGGGCCTGCGGCTCATCCGGGGTGGTCATTCGTCGCCCTTCTTCCCGATCTCAGCCTGGTTGATGATCTGCTGCGCTGAGGTGAGCAGCCCGTTCTGTTCGATCCACGACAGGCCTTCGCTGGAGGCGAGCATGAGGGCTACGTCGCCGTCCTTGTCGACCACCTTGGCGATGACGAGTGCGGAGGCGATCAGGTCGCCCTCGTCGAGTTCGATGCGGGTTCCCAGGCCGTCCAGAACTGGCCCGATGGGCTGGTCGGTCACAGGGCTGCTCCTGATCGGATTTCGGTACGGCCGATGAGGTCGAGGCGGGGCAGCAGCTCGCGCTGGCAGTGGGGGTGTGCGACCGGGTGGGCGAGGGCGTCCTGGACGGTGCGCAGGGTGCGGTTGGCGCGGTCTGGGTCGTCGTGTGACGTCCATCCGCAGTCCGCTCCGTCTCGGACCTCGAGCCACTCGGTGCCGAGTTCGTCCAGGGCGGTGCGGGCGGCCGCGGTGTTGGCGGTGGTGACGGCCTGCCAGGTGATGGAGGCGCGCGCCCACGAGTCAACGGGGTGGCGCGCCTGGTTGGCGTAAATCACCGTGTCGAGGGGGTGGTCGCGGCGCAGCTGGTCGGTGTTGATGCGGCCGCTGGTGTCGCGGGCGGCGTCCTGGGCGGCGCGCAGGAACGCGCGGGCACGGCGGAGGGCTTCCTGGATACGGCCGGTGAGGTCGGCGTAGTACTGCGCGGACATGGTGGTGATGGCGGCGCGGTGCCGTCCGGTCCACGTGAACAGGGCATGGGGGCGGTCGGCGTTGTCGAGCATGGTGAGGGCGCCCTCACGGTAGATGAGGGGCAGGTCGGCGGCCGCCCACCGTTCGGCCATCGCGCCGGCGGCCCGGTTGAAGGTGGCCAGCGAAGTGTTGAAGGCGGCGATCGCTGCGCGCAGGCGGCGGCTGACGCCGTTGCGGGTGGGCGGGATCGTGGCGAGGGCGTTCAGCAGCCGGGTCTGGGCGAGGGTGAGGACGCTCCATGCGGCGCGGAGCCGGTCGACGGCGCCGGTGATGTAGGCGAGGAGGCGGGAGCGGAGGGTGCGGCCGCGGCGCACGTGGGTAGTCATCGGCGGGGCCGTTCGACCAGGTACAACACGCCCAGGTCGCCGCTGATGCCGGTGCCGTCGTCGGGGTCGTCGGGCGCTGGGGGTTCGCCGACCTCGAGGGCGGCGATCTGCCGCTCGTAGGCCCGAATGTTCTCGGTGAAGGAGACCCCGACGACGCTGGACACGTTGACGGTGGACGGCTGCTGGCGCAGGGCTGCGAGCCGTTCGCGCAGGACCTCGAGGGCGACAGCACGCGCCGTGCCGAGCCGGGTGTAGCGGGTCTGCAGGTCGGCCTGGTCAGTGGCCGTACCGAGCTGGGCAAGCAGCCAGGCCTTTACATCGACGTCCACGGGGCGGCCTCCAGGAGCGGGTTGAGGGGGAAGGGGGTGCGGGTGCGGGCCCGCCGGATGGCGCCCCCACCACGGGGGCGGGCCCGCACACGCTTTAGTCGCCGCTGTCGCCCTCGTCAGCGGCGCTCCGGCCCCGAGCCGGTTTGCGGGCCGCGGTCTTCTTCGCGGCCGGCTTGGACTCCGCAGCGTCGTCGCCCTCGGGCGTCTTGGCTGCGGTGTTCTCGGAAGCGTCGTCTTCCCAGGCCGCCGGGTTGGTGACCAGGTCGGCGAGACGCTTCTCGGGTGTGGACCCTGCCTCGAGGACGACGCTCTCGTGGCTGTCCGGGTCCGTCACGTACACGGTCGCTGCCAGCTTCCGCCCCATGATCAGAACACCGAGGCTGCGATGTGGATGTCCGGCACGTACAGCACCGGCATCGCGACTGCGGCGCCCTTCGTCCACACCTGGACCGGGTCGTCGGTGTAGCCGTGGGTGACGACGATGCCGGGCGCCTCTTCCCGCTCGATGGCCGGGTTGCTACCCGAGGACAGGACCAGCGACTCGGCGGTGACGCCGTACTGCGTCTCGCCCCAGGTCTGCGGGTTCGGCGGCAGCATCAGCCACTTGTTGTCGGGGATCGGGCGGGCCATGGTGCCGTCGTCCTTGGGGATCTGGACGTCGTACA